ATCGTGATGCAATATGGCAGGACAGTCTTTACCATGCGTGTACGCCGCTGTATATTGCATATAAGGGGTGTTTTTGACGCCTGTAGGGAGGGCAAAATAGTCGTTTACATCCTCTTCTAATATGGCTGGAGCGAATGGTCTGAACTTCTGTCTCTTCTTGATTGCATTTACCAGATCCTTGATGTCCTCACCCCTAGGGTCGGCTAAAAGCGATCTATTACCAAGGGCTCTTGGTCCAAACTCTGCCTTACCATTTGCAACTCCCACCATTTTATTTTCTTTCAATTCTTTTATAATTGCGTCCACAGGATACTCACCTTCTATGTTGTGTCCAAGGAATGGACTCTTCCAATTGATAAATGATTTCTGGTGTGCGGCTATGCAACCCAACGAACTTCCTGCATCGCCCGGATTTGGTATTATCCATATGTTGTCGAACAAACCTAAATTTGCAAGTACTTTGTTGGCCGCACAATTCAGTGCTACTCCACCTGCATATACCAAATTACGTGATCCATATTTGCTGGCACGTTTCCATAAATCTGCTAGGCATTCTTCTGTGACTGCCTGTATGCTGGCCGCAAGGTCCATTGGGTCTGCTTCCGGGTGCCAGTCACTTAATCCTCTATGTAGATTTTGTTTTAGTTTCAAAGGTGACTGATGTACAAAATCATTGTATATGTCATCTTTGTATTTTGGTTCACCATACGCGGCCATACCCATTAGGATGTATTCTTCTTCTGCAGGCTTCAATCCACAACGATGTGTAAAGGCTGAATAAAGTATACCTAAACTGTGTGGGTACTTTATTGTTTCTTTTCTTTCTATCCATATTTTTTCTGCAGTCGATATCGACACAGTGTCCCATTCACCTATGGCGTCTACTGTAAGTATTGTTGCTTCTCTAAACGGCGACGTAAAATATCCTGCCGCGGCATGTGAGTCGTGATGTTTTACATATTCATCTATTTTAATATTGAAATGATCCAGATGCCATTGTGGCAGTTCGGTGTAACTGAACGCATCTGCCCATTGTCCGGCGTACAACTGCCTTGTTTTCTTCAACCAAGGTTTTTCATAGTACACAACTTTGTCAAATGGACCATAAGTGTTTGCTTCATTTACTATCGCCCAATTTAAGTAATGATCATTTTTTACTTTGGAATAACGTTCTGAGTGTGCGGCCCACAGCACTTCACCAATGCCTGAACTGTAATCGACAACCGACATTGCGGCATCATGATTCATGCAATTTATTCCTAATATTCTCATCTGTGTGGTCCTAGGTTGCCATGCATGTCTAATATGTCTTGTTTAATAAGAAATGCCCACATGTCTGCTTCCATGTGTCCAACTTTAAAATCATATTTGCTAGGTGCTTCGAACATTTTATTTGTGTCTTCGTATTTTCCTTCTTTGATAGTATCCATCCATACTGTATAATCTGCACCAAATTGTTTCCTGGTCTCTTCTGTTGGACAGATAAAGTCTGCTACAACGGTCCTGTTGGCATCAATGGCCTCCTCTGCCAACGTCCACATCCTCAAGGATTGCCTATTCCTGCCTTCTGCTGTGAAATCCCAATCGTCGGCATCCTTCCTTACTTCATCGCCATTTATATAGACAGCGTTAAACATTGGTGCAAGTAGTTTTGCCAAAGTCGTTTTGCCCGAACCTGGCAGGCCCATGATCAATATCTTCATTTTCCTATTTCCCAGCCTATTACAATTCCGTAATTTTCATCACCGTTATGACGTTCATATGCAGGAGATATAAAGAGGCCACCTGCTTTGTATCTTACCATTGGTACCACTGTGCCGTGATCATATCCTGTAACAAGTCCTAATTCCAAATTCCAATATTCGTCCAACTCAAACTGTCGACCCACATAGGCACTTGCTTTATCTTCTGAATTATAAAACACACCTGCTATTTTGTTATCTACTGTGCATCTTGCGTGAGGATGTATGTTGTTGTAATTTGCTTCGAGGCCCACGTGCATGGACACTGCTAAAAATAATCCTAGACAATTCATTTGACTTTTAGAAATCCTTTTGCTTTTACTAGTGCTGTTTCCCAATCTTCTAATGTAATATCATATTCAAAATTTTGTGATTTTTCATTTACTTGTAATTCTTTAGCACCATTTTTAATATGAAAATTCCTTGCCATTTTTGTAAGAGGAGATAGTGTAACCAATCGATTTAAATGATTTGACTTTTTGACCATTTTATACACCTCGTTGACTATGGCCCTACCACCGCCTTTTTTCTTTGCCCACACAGTGTAGGCTATGGCTATTGAACCTTGTATACCTGCCCTGTGTACTGATTGTAAAGCGGCGTCATAACTTAAACTATCCATTTCTTCTATTGTTTTTGGTACTTCATTAGTAAATGCAAAACACATCACAGCAGATATTTCTCCAACATCGTCTTTCAAACCGTAAATCTTTCTACCATAAGATTGCCTAAAAGCCAAGTCTAGTTCAGGTCGCACAGGATCTTCCGAGACATCAATGTATGGCAATTCGACCAGTTCGTATTTTGATTCTTTGATTTTCTGTTTAGTATATAATTCTAAATTTTTGTAATTTTTGTTTGTGTATGATTGCAACTGTGAAAATTTTTCCATAAGTCCTGTAATAGATGGATGCTCTTTCCATCTTTGCAAAACTTCTTTCAGTTTCTCTCTATTCAGAATTTCCATTTTACTTGTATATAAACGGGTCTTTTTTCTTAAGTTCTTTTAATCTTTTCCTGTACTTGATCTCTTCTCTTAACTTGTTAATCATTTTTTTGAACCATGCAATCATTTCTTTTCTCCTATGTATTCTTTAAACTTTGGTAACAATAACATTATAGCATCTCTGTGTGCTTTGTCTAGTGGATGTGTTGTCCCTCTTTCGTAATCATTCAACAAAGACCATTGGTTGAATCCCATCATTCTTTCACCAAAACTTGCCCATCTGGTAAAATCAATTTCGTTGTGTAGTGCATTCAACAACGGCTCGTGTTTCCTGTGTTCCTCCATCTTATCGTAGAACAGGCTATTGTCGGCCAGAGTAAACATAAATGGTATTTTCTTTTTTTGTAAAAGATTCTGTAACCAAATAATAGCGTTGTAGGTTAGATATAGTTCATGGAACTGGTTTGCGGCGTACCTGTACAATGCATCTGCAAATGGCGCCACACCTGCCTTTTGGTATTTTTGAGATCTACTGTCATATTGCTGTTGTTGAATTTCAGAATTTGCAAGTGCCTTGTGCCTCTCCTCAAAACCCATCTTTGTGTCCCATGGAGTGATAGATGCCCACCTGCTGTTTTCCAACCCTGCATACCTAGGAAATGCCCAGTCATACCTTGAAGCAAATGTCCACATCACAAACACGCCGCCTATGTCCATTGGCGGATGCTTTGATACTTCCTGAAATACCCTCCTTGCTATTCCACAGTTGCCTATGCCACCGCATGCGGTGTTAATGAATGTTTTGTCTTTATCTGGAATTTGGTCATACAGTCTATAGGCCCATGATTTCTTAGATGGCACTTTGCCGTCCTGCTCGTCTCCAAGTTCATGCCCGAAAGTAAAACTACAACCGCCTGCTATAAATTTTTTATTACTCATGCACTGCTCCTTCCTTTTTCAGATGTTGCATAAGTTTTACCACTTCTTGCTTTTGGAAATGTATTGTCGCGGCAACGGTATCTGGTACTATCTTACCCAATGGCTTTTTCCCCTGTGGCTTCCACCAGGGTATGTAATCTATTTTTTCTTTATCTGTCAGTTGGTTATACATCCACACATTAGAACAAAAAGAAAATAGTTTGTAAATGCCTTTGCAGTTCTCAATCAATTTTCTTTTTTGCATTCCTGGTTGTTGTGTATTCCATAACTTTTCATAATAGTTTCCTGTATCAAAAATCAAGTGCTTAATTTTGTTAAGTTGTAAAAATGATTGGAATGTTATTAGTTTTACGAACAAATAATCGTGTGCCGGGTAATCATTTTGATGAACTAGCACTCCCGTCTTTAAAAATGTTTGTAGATTATCTCTATCAAATTTTGGATCGATAGGCGTAGCAGAACCATAATTTTTGCTAAGATCCATATGCCAGGTAGACCTAAAATGCAAATTGTGTAAAGGATCCATCCGTTCTGCGATTGGCAAATCAAATCTATTGTAATGACTTACGGGCAGTATCAACATGTCAGGTTTGCCGTTTTGTGCTATCCATTCTATTGCTACCCTGATTGCCCTGTCCGGAGATCCGCCATTCTGTGACAAATTCACAACTTCATCTACGTTGAAAATCTTTTTAAGATCATCCTGTATCTCTGAATACACCACCCCATAACTGCAACCCGATATCAAAAGTTTTTTATTCATATATTTGTAAAACCTTATTTAAAAGTGGAAACGTATCTCCAAAATTTTCTTTCCTGTACTTGTCAGTCTGCAATATCCTTGCTTTCCTTTGTTCACGTATTTCCGGTGTATCTCTGTCAGCCGCATTCATGTACCTCAATGATGGTTGGAAATCCGTCAACATATGATATCTCGTATCAACGATGTCTTTTATTTGCTGTGGCAGAGTTTGTATGTTAAACACATCCGGATCGAAGCAGGTGTTTACATAGAAAAATTTTGGCTGATACTGGGCGACCCACAATGCTATCTTGGCCCAATTGAACACATTGAATATTGATACAGTTGTGCATATCTGGAAATCCATGTTTTCTGTTTTGCGTTCCTTGAACTTGACCAGGTTTGCACTTACCTCACGCCAATTGGCAGGATGCCTCTGATATTCAAAAGCAGGTCCTATGTCGTCTATCGAAAATGCTATTTCGACGTGCTTAAAGTATGACCACAGATCAAAAATTTCCTGTGGTGGAAGTTGCGTTCCGTTGGTATTGTAATGTATATCGATGTTCTTTGCATATCCCTTCTCAACGCAGTGCATCAGTATCTTGAAATGGTCCTTGATCATGAAAGGTTCGCCTCCAGTGAATTCAAAATACTCCACGTGCTTGAGGTCTTCCTGTAACTCCTCAAAAAATTGCGGATTACGTTTTGGCCAGCCGCCCTCACGTAAATTTTTTAGTGCCACAGGATTGTCGCCATAGTCCATTTCTTCTTGAGCCCATTTAGACGAACTCCACGATCCACAGATTCTGCACTTTAAATTACACACGTTGCCTAACTTAAAGTCTATGAATTTGAGATTTGGCTCGCTACTAGGTGTCCAGTCTTTCAAAGTTTTTGACATCTTGTACAATGAATTTTGCCTTTTACTTGTCTTGCCTGCGTCCTCTTCCGCCCAACAGTTTGCACAGCCACTTGGTCTCTCGCCCTTACGGAATTTTTCTCGAAGTTTGTCCATATACTCACTGTCTTGAATGGATTTCAAACTCTGCTCATAGACCTTTACACCAGGTACACTTCCCTTGTATAGACAACAAGGAGATGCACCTCCATTTACATCCACCTCGAGATGCGTCCATGGCAATGGACAAATGTTTGATTTTAGATACTTGTCCACCACTCCAATGCCCTTTTGTTTTTAGACAGTATCTTTTTGATATCTGTGCCTCTAATTTTATCTAATCTTTCGACTTCTGCTTTGCCTTGTTTTTGACCTTGCTTATAAGTTTGTTCGTCATATACCAGTTCATTATTCCTTTTTTGTTTTTGCATTTCTTCCAATTGGCCAAAAAAGTTGTTCAACTTCCAGTTTTTGTATTTGATAGTTTTTTCTCTTGCGTCATCTATTATCTCACTCATAATATCATAAGGCATGAACAGTGGCGCCATTGCGTTGTCATGCGAGAAATTGAACACTTGTTTTGTAAGCAATTCAATGTTCAATTCGTTGCTTAACAATACCATGTTTTCTAGGTCGAACAAACCTGGCAACGTAATTGTTAAGTCCAACTGCATTCTCTGTTGTTCCTGTTTGACAAATTGCAGACCGTACTTCATGTTTGACAACCATTCGTCATACTTCAATCCTGTCCTGATGTATTCTCCAATTTCCCCAGTGCCATCGATGGAAGCACATATTTGGAATTTTGGAAAGTGTTTCAATATATCATCAAACAAGTTGTATTTGTAAAAATGTATTCTACTCATGTTTGAGTTGTACCTTGCTAGTACTTGGTCCTGATAGCCTAGTTCAATGATCCTCTTCATTGCTTCCCAATGTATTTTCCACATCAACGGTTCTCCTCCGCACCAATATAATTCTGTGATACGTTTTTGCTCAACTGCCTGTGTAAATTCTTTTACTATTTGTTGATCGTGGAATTTAGATAATTGTTCTTTGATATCTTTCCTGCCCCAGATCCTATAATTTTCGTAGTCGCCTTTTCCGTGTTTTTTGTTTTCAGTTTCCCAACTACTGCTTAACATATCGCCACACATCCTACAACTGAAGTTGCACAGGTTAGAAAATCTATAATCAAAACTTTCTGTCTGCATAGTCGTGGCACCTGTTTCGTCTGTGCTGTCAAATGCTTCGTCAATTTTATTTCTATACAGCCAATTGAAGTGTTGCCTATATACCTGTTCATTTAATAGTTTGTGATTGCACACAGCACACTGCGGTATTTCTTCGCCTGCTAATAACTTTAACCTCACGCTTTTCATATAGTCTGAATTCCAGTGTTGTTCTAGTGAGGTAAGATTTATCTTATCATTGTGTCCTTTTGGATCTATCGTGTCTATGTATTGCTTGAAGTTTTCCGATGACTCTCTAGAACTGCAACACAACCTTCTCTCCATCTGTGGGGATAGGTAAGTGTGTGTCCACGGGGCCATGCAAAATGTTTTATTGCCCTCATTAGGTTTGATCCTATTTGTCATATTTGTCAAAAAGTTCCTTCCATTCAGGGAACACCTCTATAAATTTTTCATTTCTTACTTCGTCATACTTCTTCGTTCTTTCAAAAAACCATGGAAGATGCCTAGTATTATCTTTCTTGAACATCCAATCCAAAGCAGATTCATATCCCTTACTAGCACGAGTAAGATGATCCTGTTCCTTTAACCATTTTAAATGTGTTGTATATTTTTCTTTGATCTGTTCTTTAAATTCTAATGGAAGAATGTCCATTCTTTGCCAAGTTGGCATTTGTAAAAGGTTATAGTTAAAATCCTGTGGTTTGATTAGGCCTTGCTCTACCCAACTCCTATGAAAGTCTGCAACGTGAAATGCATTTGGAAGACTCACAGTCGAAGAAATATAAAAGTCGACCTTTGGACATACTTCCATCATTCTTTTTCTATTGGCAATAGTCTGTTCCCATTTAGTGCCGGTACGCATCAACTCTGCACGTGGCCCTTCAGCGTCAAGACTGGCACCAACAGATACAGAATCAAATTTATTCCATAATTCTAATACATCCATGTCTTTGAATTTAAGGCGTGAAAAATTAGTATTGTATATCAATCTAATATGATATGCCTTTCTTCTATCTAATTCTTTTAAAATCCTATAATGCTCTTCCATTATCAATGGTTCTCCACCTGCAAAATAAAATTGTTCAGCATGATCGATATTTTCCAAAACCTGTTCCCACATATCGTCTGCTTTCCTGCCAACTTTTATTATCTTGGCATGGTTAGGTGGGCCACCATTTATTTTAATATGATCCTCATACCAATTAGAACTAAACCATGTTCCACAACTTCTACATGCAAAATTACATATATTGCTAAATCTTATATCCCAATATTTCATTACAAAGTCTGCGGTACCGTCTGCTTGGGTTGAATCTACTAAATCAATGTTGTGTCCAAAATGCTTGTTTGAACTTAAACGCAATGAAAAGAACCCTGAGTCTTCTTGGTCATAACACTTCACACACTGTTTGCATTTCTTACCTGACAACATGTTCCTACGCATTTCCTTCATTTTATCATTGTTGAAAACTTCCTTCATACTGTTTTTGTTGAAGTCTCCAACCGGATAGCGATCAAAACTAAAACAACAAGGGTATGCCCTGCCATCAGGGTATGCATGGAGATGCATCCAAGGAAGCATACAGAAAGTGTCACTTTCTATCAGGAGTTCCTTCTGACGGTCCGTCATGTCCTTAATTTTTAATTTTTCAGGCTCTTTTGCCCCGTAATCATATGCCACGGTACCATTCTCCTATAATTGGGAAAGTCTTTTCAAAGTCCTTTCCTTGTCGTTTGTCATATTGGCTGTAAAATGCCTTGAAATCCTTTTGCAGTTTGCTTTGTTCGGCCGCACCTGCGTGTGGTGTCTTCACTACATCTAAATAATCTATTAATCTTTGTGTATGATTCACTTCCATTTGTTCTAAATATTTTTCATTCTTACTTAAAAACTTTACCAGGTCCATTTTAAATTTATTCCTTAAGTCATCCGGTAGTACTAGCGGCGATTGAAAACTAGGAAATCTCAAAATGTTAAGTGTGTAATTGATGGTTGGTCCATATATTGCACTTGCTGTTTTAAACCAAACCATTTTCTCTAAAAATTCAGGCAATGATTCTAAACACAAGGCATTTATGGTACACATATTATGAATTTCAGATGGAACTTTATCAACCATCATATGTAACAGATTAGAGTGCCATTCTCCATAATTGAGTCCATCTCTGATATACTCTGCTTGTTTAAATGTTGCTTCACAACTTGTATACAAATGAAAGTTTTTAAATCCTTTCAGTTTGTTTTTGAATCTATCAATAATACTTTGTTTGGCGCCAAGATTTGAATTTATTGCAATACGCATACCAGGTCTCATTTTGTCACCTTGCGTTTCTATCCAATCAAGCAGTCTCCATAGGTTAGGAGACATCATTGGTTCTCCTCCCGTGATACGCAATTCGTCTAGTGTTTTATGCAGATCGCTCTCCCACCATTTATAAAATGCCTCGACATAAGGATTGGTCTCATCTTTTTTGTATGGTTCCGCTGAATCATGTGCATGAGTGAAGTGGTTACGTCCATCAGACATTAGGCTCATATATGGTCCTTGATTTTTAATGTTGTTTGCCCATGTTGTACTAAAAGCAGGATTACAATATGTGCAGGCAAACTGACACACTCTATCAAAAGCAATTTCCAAGGTCCTTAAATTAAAATTTCTGTTATGATCTGATTTGTATGCGTCGTCCAATTCCTTATCAGTGTAAATTTTTGATTTATATACCCTGTCACTGATTGCGTCTCTGCCGATGTCCTCTATCTTCCAGCAATATTCACATCCTGCAGGCCTATCACCACACTGCATTTGCCTACGTTGCTCTTTCTTTTGCCGTGTGTTGTGTATGGCGCTCGGATTTGTCTTGATCTCCTCAAGATCAATTTTGTGAGGTAAAGGATGGTGGCAACTTGTGGTCATACCACTGCCCAACCAGATAGTTGCGTTGTACCACTTGGCCGCACAAAAACTTGCGGATTTAGTATCTAACTTTTGCTTTTTAAATTGTAAGTCGTCCATAAATCTTTTCTGCCCATTGTTGATTCTGTTCCACTGTCATATGGTTGATAGTGCCTTTGCCCCAGTTGTCGTTACCCCCACTAAATTCGAATATGCTTTCGTCTATGAATGTGCCTGTGGATAATTTTATTCCTGCATCTTTGTCAGCGGTTTCAAAAGGGCGGAAACTCCACATCTGTACTATCTCACTTTTAACTTTTGACAGCACATTTTGATCGTAATACTTTAGGGCATATTCGTATGCCATTTCGTCTTTATCGTAGTTGTGTAGATATTTCCAATAGTTGTCTAAGGTCTCATATACTTTTGGATCTACTCCCTCCAATGGTTGTGTATTTGCACTCAAAATTAAATTGGGATGGTACAATCTGTAAGGCTCTGTCCAGCAAAATATAGATATATCCGGTACCCTATCTTGTTGTATTAATCTATTGAATCTAAACATTGCACTCCATATGCTTCTCCCAGGCTCACCGAACCACCTTATTCGATTGGCGCCTAGTTTTTCCTGAAGTATATTGCACCAACTCTCGGGTTGATTACTTGCACAAAAACTGTCTCCAAAAAATCCTATACTTTTCATATATTACTGCACTCCGCCCAAAAATCTTCCATTTCTGGAAATGTGTTTAAAAATCTTGTAGTACGTCTGCGATCGTGTTCAGTAAAAAAAGCGTAAAAGTTTTTTTTATTTTGCGTACTTGCGTCAGCGTTTTCGCGCCAATATGCGAGATTCCTCTGCATCTTCTGAATTTCAAAATCCTTGAATATGTGCAACCCGTTGTCCTCGCCAGAATTATTTTTCATGTATTCTATGTTGGCCTCATGTATGCTCTGATAGGACTCGGGCAAAAGTGTGATCTGTTGCCAAGCAGGTTGCCGCAACAGTGGCACATCGAACCATACACGCTGATAGGTCTTGCTGTACTTTGTTCGCAGTTCAAGTATCTTCTCCAGCAGTTTATCCATACTTGTGATGCTGAGATTGTTGTATGTGCAGATAAATGTTATCGAATTACGCACAGGTATTCTATCTAGGAATTCCTCGACGTTGTCCATCATGTAATTGAAATCCAGGCCGTCACGTATGTATTCTGCACGTTTACCAAATGCATCAACGCTAACAAACTGCATCATGTGTTCCACTTTCTCCTGCATACAAATCGTCTGTGCCATGTTGAAATACTTCTCTTTTAACTTCTTGTCCGGTGGACACATGTTGCTTGTGACGTTAAGGTGTAGGTCCGCTTTTGGATGATCTATTATGTATTGGAACACCTTGTAGGTGTTTTTGTCCATCATGGGTTCGCCTCCGGTCATGCGGAAGTGTTTAAGATTCTTGTACAATGTGGGCCACCATTTCCAGAACGCTGTCACATAGGGGTTTTCCTCCCTGTTCGGTATCGGACGTCTCCTGCCCTGAAAGTGCTCTGGTGCATTGTGGGGAGGGGTGGTCGGATATTGGCCATAACGTTCCACCTCCTTGCCCCACGTTGTTGAGAATTGCGGAGAACAGTAACTACACTTGAAGTTACAAGCGTTGTTAAAGTTTACCTCCACATACCTCGGTGTCCAACTTGTTGTCATTGGATTCTGTTTGATCTGCTCGAAGTCCTGCATGGCCCATGGCTCCCCGGACCTGTAGTGCCTGTCCGACATCTCACCGGTGTCCTCCAGTTTCCAGCAGTATGAACATCCTTTGGGACGTTCGCCTTGTAGCATTTGAAATCTTTGTTCCAGTTTTTCCACTGTGTTGTGCAGTGCGGCCGGATTCCTCTCCAGTTGCCTTGCGTCAATGTTGTGCAGTGGTGGATGATAACAGGAGTTGGTCATGCCTGTTGGCAGATGCAGTGACGTCTGGTTCCATTTTGCCAGACACATCGTGGGAGAAATTTGCTTTAATTTATCCTTGGCCTTCAGTGCGTCTGCTTTGTAATCACTGGTACTCACGATCTTGCACTCCCTTGTTGATATGCCTTGGCATGATGAATCTATAGAACCTGCTGTCCTCTTCGCTGTAATCTGCAATTGGTATGTCCAATTGCTGTCGCAGGCTATTGCCAAATGCATGTAGTTGTTCGTCAATGTTATCCTTGTCTATCTCGTTGAAATAGTTCTGCATTTCATCGAGGTCCCTTATCTTAAAAAATTCGTTGTTTGGTTCCAGCACCGTATAGAAGCACCCCATCCTCGCTCCCAACATTGCATACTTGCCATTCTCCACATCTGCACCGATCGTGCACCAGGTACTGAGTATGTTGAGATTGTTCCTCCATATTGTTCGAGAGTAGTTTTTGGCAGTGATAGGCTTGCCTTTGTCCGTGCTCATCTTTACGCCTTCCCTGTATCCGGCCACAAAAGCCTGCTGTGGCGTGGCGTTTATCACTGTCTCGGAGTAGCAGTTGTGCAGGTTTTCGTGTGGCACACCCCAACAGAAATCTATTTGGTTTTCATCTGCGTCAGCGTTCTCATGGGTCTTCATTTCCATGCACGTCTTTTTGTTCCACCCCACCAAACCGCCATTGCCATACACAAGGCCATTGATGTTGTTCCTTGCCCGCCATCTGTGTACTGCATCTTTGTTGGTTTTTGACCAGTCAAGTGTTTGCAATAAAAAACTTTCGTCGATTATGTTGTCACCGTCCACACTAATGAAAAAATCAGTTTCCGCTTTGTCCGCCGCGGCCTTGTGGGCGTTGTCGAACCCAACAACACCATCCACACGTTTTGCCCATGGCACTTTGTTCTTAAGGTCGATCCAGTTCTGTTCTTTGTTTGGCTCTTTGAAAGAGATATAAACAAAATCCAAATCGCTTATTCTGACTCTATCTGCCATTCGTATCCTTCCTCTGTGGTGCCTTCGACCCAACACGGATCGTTGTCTAAAAAGTTCATTCCGTTTTTTTTGTTAGCAAGTGTAGTAAAGACACGTTTGGTTTTTTGCCTGGGACGTAACTTGATCTCGGGTCCAAACTTTGCAGGCTTGATCATGTACTTCTCCTCACCATGCCGCATTATTTCTAATTTCTTTTCAAGATTCACTTGTATCTTTTTGCCATCTATAGTGACGAAATGCTTTTTGACCGGTGGCTTGTAGTTTCTCCAACTTGCAAATATATCAGACATCTAAAATTTTCCTTAATTTTTTGTTGTGGTAGTGGACAATACGGTTCTGCCTGTGTGCGCCTATGTATAATCTGTCGACTAGTGCAATAGGATTGAGATAGTTGTCATTTTCATATGCGACACCATTTATGTATTGTTTGTTGTGCATAAATTTGAACCATTCGTAATCTATTTTTTTCAATTGCAACGGATCTTGCAATTTGTTTGCGAGGGCATAAACCACATCGGTAGTTGGCTGATCGTCGTGGCAGTTTATGAGAACATCTTTTTTAATATCTTCCCAGTTCTGTGTTATCGTCCTGCAAATATCGTAAAATTCTTTTGCAACTACGCTTCTACGGAAATAGTGCAATCCATTATACACATTTGGTAGATCATTCCTGACAAAAAGTTTTCTGTAATGCTTGTCTGTGACAATATCATCTTTGTATGATCTGCAGTTATAAGAAAACACTTGATCGTGTTGCCAGAGATAATACCACCACCAATCGGTGTTTTGCGTAAACACCATGTCCGCCTCAAGTTTTATAGTGTGAGTAAAAGGCGTAAGTTGAAATACCTTGTGCTCGTTGTGTAGTTTCCATTCATGCCCTGTGCTGTCATCGTGCTTAAGAACAACCACATGATCAAAAAGAGGATCCTGTAATGGCTTGTCGGTGATCACGCACACTTTGTTATGCTTGTTGTATTTCTTAATACTCTTTGACAGTGTTCTGCTGATCTCAACGTAGTCCGTTGTGCTGTTATTGATAGCAAACCAAACAAATCCTCTATCCATTACACCACTCCTTGTCCATTATGTGTATGTCTTGTTGGTTCACAATGTTCACAGTGTCGCCTTGTTTAAACATCACTCCTTGCTGGTCGCTTTCTATTATCAAAGCATTATCTGACAACATGCTCATCGGAGTAGGTATCCTTTGATTTATTCCCATTTGATGTAAGGCTATTGCAAACGCAAAATCGTTGCGATAGTTTGTGTATTTTATTCTGTACAAATTCATGTAATGCACGTAATTTTTTTGTATATGTTTAATAAGTTCAAAAACTTTTTTTGCCTGTTCCGTTTTAGCAAACAATGTTACGGTTGCCCAGACCAAAGGCAAAGTGCTTTCTTGATCCCCACTTATGCTATCGAGGCCTGTCATGTCGCTAACTTTATCGTGCAACAATACATCGAACTGTGTGTTCAACAGTTCTAAAAGTTTGTCACTAAAAACAAAATAGTCACAATCCATCAGGATTGTTTTATCATAAGGTGAGTGTTCGAAGGCCAAAACACGTTCTTTGTTGTACCACGCAATGTTGTTGCCGCGGTATGCTCTTGTATTTGTTGTGCTTGGCTCAACAATCTTGTAATTAATCATTCCCATGGGACTGAATTTTTTGAAAGTATCGATGTCAGTGATTATAGTAATAGGAAGTTTAAGTTTTGTTTTGATTTGTTGCACACACCTTTCGGCCAATTTATGATATTTGACCTGCGGAGTATCAAAACAATATATTAATACGCCAGCGTTCATTTAAACTTTCTGTTGGCGATATCCTCATGTATTTCTTTGTAGGTGTTTAGCGACTCTTGATTTCTCTCAATCAACTTGAACAATAAATCGTCAGGATCTTTCACTTCACATGGATTGTCGTTCACGTCCATGATCATGAAACAATCGTGCTTGTCTTTTAGGTTGTTTACCAGATTTATTGTTTGTGCATCGGCCTTGAGCAATCTTTCATTGTAGGCCATTAGTTGCCGAGAGTGCATTCGTTCCAATGCATTCTTCTTGGCCTGTGATGCCTTGAAGTTTAGGTCTGCCTGTTTTTTGATATTGCCAATATCCATAACTGTTAATACAGTTAATTATTTGTGCCGCCAGACAGCAGATAGAAATTTGGCAGTGCGAATAGTTATTATTATTAGGCTGTGTTGTTGCTGACTTCGGCGCTACTTGCGATTGCCGCCACACTTGCCAAACCCTGTGCTGTCGTTGGGTTCACTGTGTGTAAAGCAATGTCAGTTTGTCCGATGAAGTTTGCGTATTGGTCAACACCAGATGTGTTACCATTGGTAAATTCACTGTCACCTGAGTCTGCATCAGTCAGTGTTGTCTTCATTGTTACAACTGTTGCGTCTGTGATGTCAGTGTTGTTGAGTTTAGCCTCAACCTTCACATTCATTGAAGTGTATGTGCCTGAAGCCTGTGTTAAACTTATTAAAACTGTATATGAACTGTCTAGGTCTTGCGTACCGTTTGCTAGACCGTCAGTTGTAAGTGTTTCACCAGACCCTGATCTTGTTGAAACATTTGAACCTAGGTCAAAGTTTCCGATTGCTGTGATCAATTCATCCATTGAACTGTCTTTGGATGTGGCAGAACCTCCACCATTTCCTGTCCTTGTAAACTTCATCCTCATCTTGCCACCTGCGTTGAAGAAGTGCCTTAGATCGTTGTTGTTGGAAAAAGTGATTGAGTGTTCAACTGTGTGCGAGCCTGTCCATCTTGTGCTAGACTGTGAACTTTGTAATTCTGATGACTCTGAAACTGCTGTTGCATTGACACATCCGCCAGCGACCGATGCCGCCAGTGTTGCCAGGTTGGCCTCTAGATTGGCTCTTGCTGATATATTCGTTCCTGCGGATACCTCTGCCGCTGAAGTGATTGAGTCGTTTGTATGATTGGCAATGTTTGTCATGCCTGTGAATAATGTGTTGAACTGTGCCGCTGTAATGTTACCAGCACTTGCTGACACTTGTTCTATGTGTGTTTGGCCTAGGCCATACTGTGATGCTCCTGTGCCTGCGAAGTGGTTGTATCCAAAAGGACTAGTTGAATTGTTTACAAAGATATTATACTGCGCCGCAGTAATTGTATCTCCTGATGCATATGCCATTTTATTTGACTCCTATCACGCACTCTGTAAGTGCTGTTTCTTGTGAATATTTATGCTTGATAACTCGGCCCAGCACGTTAAAAGCGGTACAGTCACCCAGATCAGCCACTTTGGCCTCTCCATTACCTGCACTCACAATGCGATCACCTGGATTTGCCGTACCTTTGATTTTCACCAAAACACGCCCTTTGAGTGCTATCATTGGGTGTGTGACATCATCACCCGCTTCTGCATTCATTAAGAATGCCGGGGATTTGGATACAACACCAAACACCGCGGTGCTCATTTCGTCGTTGCATTTTGTTATTTCCTGCGATCCACCAAGCACAACAACATCACCAACTTCCAGGGCAACATCCGTTGCATACCTTTCCGCCAAGTCAGCGTACTGTGCCGATGTCGATGTCGCATGTACAACATTTGCTCGAATGTCCACCAGTGTGGGTGCTTCTAGTTCTGTGTCTGTCTCTGAAGCCTTAAATGCTGTCCAGGCTCCTCCCGCATTTCCATGTATTGTAGTTCCGTCATCTGCAAACGTTTCGTCCCATACCCAGTACAAATTTTGTTCAGTTGCTGTTGATACAGAGCCTCTGTTGACTTTCAGTCCTGTGTGGTTTGGCATTCCAGAATTGGATGATACATTTCTGTTTAATTCTATGATGTTGTCCTCTACCGTAAGTGTAGATGTATTGGAAGTTACTGTATCTCCATCGATAGTCAAGTTTCCATGAATTCTTACATCTCCTGAATCACCATGCATAGTGATTACAGACTTGGTACTGCCTCCATCATTTACTGTGAATGCAATATCACCGTTTTCTGTAACATTGGCAATGGTGAAGTTATCACCAGACATTGTCATCTGTATGTCTGATCCAGCACCAATTCTAAGTCCGTTGTCATTAAGAATCTCTAAATGTCCTGTGGTACTGTCGTTTTGATCAGACCTTAAGAAATTTGCTACTGCAATGCCTCCAAGTGCATCTGAGTCTGTTGCAGTGCCTCTAAATTTATTGTTTGAAACTGATGTTGAAAGTTGCAGTCCTTGTGCAACTGAAGAGAATCCAGCGGCAGTCAGTGCCACTGCATTTGTTTCAGATCCACTAGGCGTAAATGCTAGGTTTGAGATTATTCCTACTACTGTGTCATTTGTGACTAATTTTAAAATACTTCTGTTTACACCTGTGTTGTCTTGAACAACTTCTGTGACAACCTGTGTAACTCCAGAACCTGTAACCGTTGTTGGACCTATAAGTGTGAATGCCGTTCCATCATACACATACATTTGGCTGTTTGCAGTATCGAACCATAGGTCACCTAATACAGCGTTTGTGGGAGATGTAGCAGAATTGGTTGTAGATCCTACCGGTTTGAATTTATCTCCTGTGTAAACATTCAGTTGTTTGTTGGTTTTATCAAACCATAACTGGCCTTGTTGCTTGTTTGCAGGTGCTGTTGTGTTGTTGAAATTCTCTAATAATTTTACGAAGTTTTCATTCAGTCTTTCTCCGAACCCTGCATAGCCTTTTCCGATTAGTGTAATATCGGTTTTGGCCGTGTCAATGGTGCCGTCAGCAAGTGTTACCAGAAGGGTGCCGAATGTGTTGTTTATTTTATACGCCATTATACCATATTTATGCTTCGATTAAAGGCTTTGTGTACCGGCTAAACGGAGTGTAATATCCTTCTAATCTGTTATTGTATGTGGCATCTGCCTTCATAAGGTGCAGTGTAAGTCCTGTCTTGTATTTTGCGCCATGTTCCCTGAAATCAGTGGGTGCATGTAAGACACTTGCATCATGTACAATAGCATTTTTTGGCTTCCATTCAAATATATTTTCAATTGATAGTCCTTCGTATATTGACATGGGAATATGTTTGGGCATAATTTTTCCTAGTATTTCCATGTCCCTTGTATTATGCTCTACGTTTTCTACCCCATAGTCTTTGTAGTCCTGGTGCCTAATTACATTTGCATAATTGGCAAAACTTCCTATGTCTCTGCCTTTCATGAAGTGTGTGGCCCTGCCTCTGTATCTTTGGTTGAAAGTGACGTATTGAGTGCTAACAATTTTATCTAACTCGATCGGGATGATGATGTCTTTGTATGGCCTGTATCCATTTATGTGTGTCACTGAGTCAGTGTGTAAACCATACGGCCTTACACTCTTAAAAAATTGGTCCCCAACACTCATTGGATCATCAACTGCCACATCGCTATAAAATATCACATCGTCGCCAAAGTGCTCATAGATCTTTGGACGCACAATATCGTCAATGTCTTTGATAGCCATTGGATAAGTGATATGCAAAACGTGATCGTTAATGTTTAATCCTATCCTATCAAAATTATCATTAAAGAACTTTGCAAGGAAATCACATTCGTCATCATTGATAAAGTTTGGCAAAATATAACTTTTATCATTTTGGTCTTGAAATAGGCTAGTAGCAGGATCATGTATCACGTCCATTGCTTTTAATTCGTCCTGCGTGAACGGCCTATCTGTTTTGAATTTCATTTGGAATCCTCTCTACAATTTCATGCCATGGATGCCTTATGCAAAATTTAAGCATCAGTCTGTCGTAATTGACAGGCTCAACCCAATGCTTTAGTTTTCCATTCTCTAACAGCACACACTCGTATGGCACTTGTTGATCCTCTACAACCATCACCGGTTGCTTGTCGAACAGGTTTATCTGTATGCTTGTCATGTCGTCCTCATCGACATGTGGTGGCACGTTGTTGTTGGCGAACAGGTATGCAAATCTTGGATACGTGTTCATTCCCCATATACCCAAATGCTCCTCTACTTCTTTGGTCAAGTGCCTTAGGTCAGATCCGTCTGGCAAATAAACTTTCCACCAAGATAGTTTTGGTTCAAACTTTTTCCATTGATACCATTCCCCACGCTGATGTATATCAAAAAATATTTTCCTGTATTTCTCTTTATCAATTTTATAATTAAGATGGATCAAATTCATATGCTGTGTTTCCCTTGAAAAATTTCAAGCATTTAAAAAATTCTATGCAATCGTCGATGTCTTCCTCAAATGATATGTTAAGGTTTATGCGTTTTTCATCATTATTGAATACTGCATGTTTCGATTGCGTGTTAAGAAACATCGGTCTGTCAGTCTGTCCTTGCTCGAAACTACAAGGTGCGTAATTTTCGCTCAACGGATATATCAAGGCTGTGTTTCTTTTGCCGCCGTCTGTATGCCAGTCTTGGATAGCCTGCGGACGTATCATCAGTAGATAACAGTTTCTGCCATGGAAAGTCATGTTAAGGTCGTAGAAATTCAACACACTAGGTTTGCCGGTCCTGGTAGATTTGTGAACTGTCCAATCATCGTCCTTGAGGCTTAGGCCTATCTGCAAAAGTCTACTTTTTGTGTCGCTGTCAAGAAATTCTGGCAGTTCGTAATGACTTAGATCACTAGGCATCTTTGCATTCCTCTCACGTCATTCTGTGGAAAACTTGTAGCCATCCACTTTCCTTTTAATTTATCAGCCAACCATTCGTCGTCATAAAACGTCCATAACCACTTGTCTGTTTTAAGATAGAAAACATCATGATTTGATATTTGATCCCACATTGTAGGCTCGAGGTGTCTGAACCAACATATGCTTTCATATGAAAATTTGTCCTTGTTAGAAAAATATGACAGATAGACCTCTCCACACTTCTCCTTTAATTTTTCTAATATATCTTTGGTTTCCTCGAATGTATGGTGTGTGAATACAGAAAACGCAACACACACATCATAATGATTTTTCAATTCAAGTTCCGCATCACCTTTAGGATTGTACATGTAATTGTATCCATTATAGTATTCAAATTTATAGTGTGGGAAGTCAAATTTATTTTTGTTAATTTTGTGTTCCTTGATGTCGATTCCTGTATAATTTCCATGCGGCTTGTATCGCACAAAATTAGCGTGGTTGCACCCAAAGTCCAACACAGTCTTTCCTTCGAACTGTGTGAACTGTTCAAAGTATGCCCTTACGTCATACTCAAGATAGGTTTTCAAACCCGACATCGTGGACCCCCATGTGAAAAACAATTCTTTCTTTTAACGGAGATCTTACCCCGTGTGGTTTCTTGGTGTTAAGCACAACCATCGAATCATATAAAATACTTGCACTGTCTGTTCCGTCGTCAAAATACAATTCGCCGGTGTTTTCCGTAATCGGAATAACGAAAGAACACTTGCTTTTGTTGTCAACGTGTATTGGCAGTTCGCCACCTTCCAGCACTCGGAAAAAATTACATCTAAATTCTTTAGGTCTGAAACCAAATTCATTCCATATGCTTTTGATTAATCTAAGTAATTTCCGGTCAAAATTGTGTATCTCTTGCACATAAAATTTATTCATTTCTTTGCCGCCTGTGGCTTCATCAACATACTCAGAATATAATTTGTTGCTGTCTTCCCATTTGCCGTTGAAGTAATCACTCCAAAAATCCACAGGAACCTTGTAATCGGTTTCGATAAAGAAATCCTTATGCCATTTCTTTTTAATATGCTTTGTCATAATCTAATGCTATCCGGTGTAATAGCCTCTCCTTCATGCCATCAAACTGCCATCTTTTGTGAATGCTTAACCATTGCTCAGATATCACAAGATCCTTATCTCGCCAGTCATGATGATAGATATACTTTTCTTTTGTGCAGTGTCCTTTCAAAAATGTGTGCAATTCATTCCATTGCTGTTTTGTTGCTCCTTCCACTATATCATACACTTGTTGGAATGGAAAGTAAAGTCCTTTTTTGCCTTCTATGTTAGTATGCACAAGATTAATTGGATTTTCATAATTTATTTTTTCTTTAGCAACTGCCATGTCGCTGAATGAGCCAACCTTGTAACCACTTGCATACTTGATGCCTTCCAGTTCCTTTTGCATGTTCACTGACAGGTCATTGAATGCCATTGCTTGATTTATCCAACTAGTGCGTGATCCAGCACTGCCTTTGACGGAATAAAGCCAAACAAACGGGAACCTTTTCTTTGCATTGGCATGATGCGTGTGCCAGTCAAGTTCTTCGTCATGTCCAAAAAGTCCTTTTTCGCCTTTGCTATTCAGTTCTCCTGTGACCCTTATCACGCCTGGCTCTAACAATATACGTTCACGCTCGGCGTCATCTCGGCCATGATCCATTTTTACAGTGCCGATGCTTGATGCAATACGCATTTGATCTTTTACAGTAAGATCTTGATTCCTAAAAATAACAACAAAATGCCTGTTGCAAAGTTTGGCTACTTCGTGCAATTGGTCTGTTGATAAGGTTTTGATATCTTCGTCAATTGTGAGTGTCCACCCATTACTGTCTACTGATGATCTCATCTAAATCCTGTTGTCCTTGTAATGATATTATTATGTGCGATCGTGTTGTCGGTCCTTTGTTCCAAGCACTGTGCCTCATGCCCTGGTTTAAAAACCAGCAACTGCCAGGTTCCATTGTCTGATAAACTTTTTCTCCCGACTTGTCAACACAATAAAATCCGCACTTGTCATTTGTTGTAATTGGTATGTGGAAACGCACAGAATAGTCTGTGTTGTAATCAATATGTTCTGCAACGTAGGCGCCAGGATCCATGATTGCTATTCTGGCCCTTGTTGTTTCTGCTTTGAAAGATGTTATTACTTCTTCAAGGTAAGTTCCTTTTACCCAGTCCTTGATTTTGTTATAATGACGCTCGTCTAGTCTACTCTTTGGTATTTTCTTCTCATATACCCTTTTCTCTTCCTCCGGATTGTATTGTGTAAGTGCTATCTGTTTGTATGGCGATCCGTTTACTTCATACTTGCCATTATCATCTTTCTGAATGTAGTTCTCAAATGGTTTGACATAGTTTCTGTAGTCCCACGCCATCCTTTTATTGCCCAACCCTTCACGTAATTCAGATTCAGCAACATCGTTGTCCTGCAAGAACTTGTATGCGTCCTCAATAGAATCAAATTTCAATCCAAATGCTTTCTGCAATTTTGGTGATTTGCCTCCTACTTTCACTCCATATCCGTATTTTGTTTTCAGGTCATCCTCGGCCACAGGCATGTCCTGTACAACCTTGATCATTTTATCTACGTCAAAAGTTTGATCAAGTTTTACAAACGGTGGCAATTCGTATCTAGTTTTTAATTTCATAAGTTCCTTTGTGTTGCCAACATGAATCGTGTTTTGGATCACACACTGCTACCTTACCATCGTGCAATTTCCACTGTGTGTTTGTTTTTTGTCCTAATTCAATAAAAAGTCTTTTCATAAATCCTGGGTTACGACATCTACTGATGAACACTTTTTTGTAGCCTGCATCCTTGGCAAACTTCAACTGATGCTCAACAGTCGCAATCAAGTGTGGTCGTGCAATGATTCTGCCGTTCATTCTCAATTTTGGATGTTCCCAATACCTATTTAATATCCTTGCTTCTCCAGGTTCATAATATTCCGGCCTATGCCACACAGAACTGAATCCTAAAATTTCATCATCTTTCATCAACACTGTCACGCAGTCAAAAGCAAACCAATCTATGCCTTCATAATTGTTGGCAATTTCTTCATTGGCAAAATCTATACCTTTGAGACGTTTCAGCAAATCAGTCCTATCCTCAGGTGCAAAAGTCAGTACATCACATTCGCTGTTTTTGTTTGCAAAATTTTTATCTCCAACTGTGAACATTGTTCCAAAACTCCTGTTTCTTTTTCCCATGCACTAATAAATGCACTCTTTCTTGATCCGAATTGTTTTCAACGTAATGCTCATAATGTATATTCAATACAAGCGGCATGCCAGGCACATAATCGACCTGCTTGTTATTCAGCACAAACTTATTCCCTTTAGGATAACTTAAACAAATATTAAGCGGTTCCAACCAATTGCGTTCTGGAACGTCTATGTGCTTTGCAATATAACCATTTGGTTTGATCACAAGAAACCTTATGTCATCAATCCTTGCGTACGGCAGACCTTTTACCCATTCTATTGTGCGAGGACAACGTTCGCCGACATCTGTTATTCCAGGCCTTTGCTTTCTTCTATCGTATTCCCAATGACTGTTTGTTTTGTCAGAATCGAAACCATACAAAGTTACAGCACACCAATCTTTATGCCCGTCTTCGGGCCTGTGAACTACTAATTGATCTTTGATTAGTTCGTATTCTGTAAGAATTTGCTTTACAGGGACTTCGAAATCCATCTGCACATACTCTACACTGCTGTTTCTATCAAATTTTTGAGTACTCATGATGATCCTTATGGTTTCCCTCAAACGGTGCAACTAAATTAATCAGTAAATTGTTTGCTGGGCCTTTGGCATCATGTCCGTAAAAGTTCAGTATACCAAAACCCACATATGAAAGAATGAATAACATTAGGTTAATTATAACTGCATTTACGCCAAAAAGCAATGGTGTTATGATCCAGTGAGCGGCTAAAATAAATTTGCCATACTTGTGGAAAAACATCACTCTTGGATTTCGCATTAGATCTATAAGATACTTTCTTGGTATTTGTTTTACCTTCCATAAACTAAAAAGTATCACGTACCAAGGATGGTTTTTTGGACTGTGTGGATCCTTATCAGTGTCGGCGTGTGCGTGATGAATCCTATGCACACCTGCCCATGTCAAAGCACTCCTTCCACCACATAACAATCCGAAATATAATAGAATTATTTCAACTAATGAATTTGCCTTGTAATCGCTGTGTGAGAAATACCTATGATATCCATAGGTAATACCTATAGCGGCTATCACCCAATATGTCATATATCCATACAATACTATCATACAAAGTTCCTATAATCCTCCCAGTCATGCGGTTTGTTTGTTGCATGAGTAAAGTGCACCATTTTGATGTCTGGATGAAATTCTCCACCCAAATATACGTAATCATTTCCGGTCACTTTGTGGTACAACTGACTAACCTTGACTTTCCACTTATTTAAATCAAAATTCTTCACTCCTATGTCTTCTTTTGCACACCATCTTGCAACCCAACTTTCTGGGACAGTGATCAGTTCAAGTTCCTCGTTCACATTGTCCTCCACAAAGTATTGTTCGCCGTTCACCGGCCCCCTCGCTATGCCTCTTTTGATGTAATAATTCTGCCAGAAGTCCGGATCCTGCATGAACTTGTCGTAAATGTATCGACAGTCTTTTGGATAGTATTTGAAGAAGCCTCCGTTGATTTTGTATCTCTTGTTTTCGGTGTCTCTCCACCAACCTGGTATCGAAACAAACTGTCCTTTTTTGATTGGATATTCAAAAAGTTCTTTGTAGTTGTTGATCAACAACACATCTATGTCCATTACACATATTGGCTCATCTATGTCGAGTCCCATTCCATACATTTTATTCCATTGTAACAGCACACCCTCCTTGATCGGCTTACGCACCCATACAAATTCATACTCCGGCAGTTTTTCTTCCAAATATTTCTCGTACTCGGGACCGTACCTGTCACCTATTCTCACTGCTATAATCTTCATTGCCATTTTATAACCTCGTCTATTGTAGGTTTTTTAAGTTTAGTTTTGTAATGCCTCTTGGTTTTGTCTTCGTACCCGATTCCCAACAGGAACGCAGGTTTTCCCCTTGCCATTATATCTGTGTGTATTGCCTGGTTGTAAAAATAACATTTGGTGTAAGATACGTCCAGGCCTTTTTCTATTGCCAACATTGTGATTACCATTGCATTCATACCCGATTGCTGGTTAAATTCATCGGTGCTTACACTTGTGACACTACGGAATACTTTTTTTGCTCTGCCACTTGTGAAATACTTGTCCTGTGTTTGTGACTCCCTAATCTTTATTGGTGAAGGATAGTAGGCCAGAAGATAAGGTGCAGTAACCTGCTCATTGAAGTGCCATTTATCTTTCATGACATAATCTTTTGATTGGTCACCATTGTGGTAATCTATCCAATCATTGTAAGCCTGCTTTAATTTTCTCCAATCCTCGTCCTTAAGATTATCTTGCCTGTAGTATTTCAGGTGTTCATTGCAGACAGTCGAAAGTGCCAACATCTTTTTTTGCTCCGCATGTTCTGGACCGTACACTGCTAATTCATAATGCCAAAAATTATTCTTGTGTGGCGTTAGTTGCTGTGCTTTTTCCAATATATCTTTTATTACTTGCTTCTCTGGGACCTTCTTGCTGAAGAATGTAATGTTGGTTCTTTTCTTTAATGTGTCTTCGATCATATCTTGGTTCCTATTATCATAAATCTTTTGTATTTGCCAAAATCTTTTTCATAAAACTTCATGTTTCGCAGTTTGGATACATATTGATTAGCAAAATCCTCGACACTGTCTACACAATTTACGTGTTGGCTAATTTCCTTGTAATTGTTACTCTGTAGAACAACCAAAGTGTGTTCTTCCATTTTATCCATGGTGTTATAAATTGTGTCTTGCTTTAGATGTTCACAGGATGTGCAGATTACAACAGGATAATTCAAAGATTCAATCTTTTCTATATCTTGTTCAATAAATTTCACATACGACAATCGACCTTGTTTCAAATTTTCAGCGTGTAGTTGATGCCATATTGTTTTTGCAACTGTTTTTGCTTCTGGATCATAATCCATACAGTCTATGTTGTTAATTTTTTTTAGTTTGAAGTTCTCTATCAACCTATATGCAAGTAGGCCATACCAACTTGCAAGTATACAAATATCAATTTTTTTGTCTAAAGTTTTATATCTATAATGATGTGGGTATTCATTCAGTTTTTCTACAAGCCAATCCTTACTGGCAAATTGGTTCTCACTAAGACTGTCCATAGCATCAACAATTCTGTCAGGGCACTTGGACAAAAGTCTTTTGAAAGTCTGTAATGTATCTCTATCAAACATATTTTTGATTGTGTAACACTATTGTATTGTGTTTCACACCCTCCTGCCAACTAGAAATTTGATCACCCATAAAATAATTGTACTTGACGCTTTCATTGTAGATATATCTATCTATGCCAGAATACAATCTCACGTAAAGATCACGATGTTTAATGAATTTTTCAAACACATGCCTTTGGTCACTCCATCTCATTATCGATGAATTAACCAATGTGTTCTGCGTAATCCTAAATTTAACAGGTGTCTTCAGCGATTCCTGTTTCCAAGCACTGCTGTTGACTAGAGTAAGTCCGTCAAAATCATTTGCTAGAAAATCTATGTTATCGTTGATGACAATATCTAGATCAAAAAATAGACACTTGCCTGTGTTCTGGAACAAAGACAATTTATGGAACACACCTCGTAGTTCTGGGTGTGTAACAGGTGTGTCGTAATCCTTTTCTGGTCTATCCGTTAAGCAATGGAATTTGTGTTCGAGTGTAAGATGTTTTGCGACAGAATCCTTTAACTTGCTGTCAAAGTCTCTGGTGTATTTTGTTCCAACATTAACACAATAAACATCAATCATCAAACTCGTTGTAGGTAACCAACAATTCAAGAGGAGTCTGTGCAGATCTCAACTTGGATTTCTTTGCTTTGTCTGTTGATCCTTTTACTTTCTCTGTTTCAAAAATTTCAACCTTTGTTGTAAACAACATTTCTTTGCACTGCGGATCATTAGGGTCAAAATTAAGAATACTTTTCACGAAATCTTCTACTGATACACGTTGTTTCAAATCAGTTTTGGCCTTGATGCCTGCATCAACCACATCACTTAACTGCTGTGCGTATCTCCTGTTCCTGGCTATCGTGGCTTCGGCAATTTTGTCAGTGCTGTACTCTGCTATAAGATCTTTGAAATCTGGATTGTTGTAGTCAACAGGTAGATAATGATTGATTGCTCTCTTGCCATCCTCGTAAATTATCTCAACAGTGTTGTTTTCTGAATTGGCAAAGTATGCCTCTATAATTTTTCCGCTGAATATAGCCATTGTAAATCCTTTTTTGTTGTCTTATTGTAACAAAACACTGGAAAAAAGTCAATTAAGATTTCTGTATTTTAAAAGTGTAGGTATTCACAGTGTTTGGCGTTCCGTCTGGGAATTCCTGTGCCCTGTAATCACTAGATCCAACAAATCGTGTCTGGTAATTACCACTGCCGCCTGTCAATCTTGTGTTTACTATTGCACTTCCCCTTGCGTTACCGATACTACCGTCTATGTTGTAGGACAATTGGTAACCATCAGAAGAGTTCACTACCTTGTTCTTAATGTATTCTTGAAGTAGTGCTCCTATCTCTGCTGTCGAATACTGTTTTAGGTTGTTTGATGAGTCAATGAATATAGGTGGATTGTATGTTGGTTCCACTCCATCAATAATGTGCAAGTAGTAATTTGTAATAGTGGTTGGTTGATCAAGTGTTTCCTCAATCTCACTGGCAGAATATGCCGAAGTGTCTGCCCTTGTGTCTGTGAATATCGGAGTGGATGACACTAAAGTCGAACCAGTAACTGATGTTGATGTCGCTATATGGTATGTGCCTGCCTGATCCGAAGTTGTTGTACCTAATACTAATTGATCGATAGTTGGATGCACAAAAGTGTCTATGAAATCTTGTTCGGTCATTGCCTGAACCTGCGTTCCGTTCCAATAAACTGGAAAAGTTTTACCCGAATCTGATGTGGTAATATTTGCTGTGCCTGTTACTTGAGTAATTCTTTGATAACTCACAGTCACTTCCGATGGCTCTGCTGTTGTGGATTCACTTGGAAAACTGCCTGATGCCGTTGAAGCCGCACCTGCCTGCAATCTTGTATCGTCTATGCTGGTTAGGTTTCCTCCAGAACCAGCCACTGTCAAAGTTCTTGAAGGTGATAAAGAATAGTAATATGCACCCAAAGTGTAAAGGTTCTCAAGGTCTGATGTCTTTGCTTGTTGAAGTTGTGCGCCGTTGTATAATAAAGGTTTTCTAACTGCCATATGTCTCCCTAGTATACGCTATATTAAGGATATATTCAACCATTTACTACGCTCCTGCGCCGTTGATGGTCTTTAATACCGCTCCTGCACTGCTTAAAATTTGTAATTGTGTTGGTGTGGCCATCATCGCCGCCGTCACAGTGCCTGAATCACCTGTTGTTACAACTGTACCAGACACGTTTGGTATGGTAATTGTTCTGTCGGCTGTTGGGTCTGCAACAGTAAGTGTTGTTTCGAAGTCGTCATCTGAGGAACCTTCGAATATGATAGTACCACTTTGTGTTAGTGTGATGCCGGAACTTGTTACAGCACCTGTAATTGGTCCTGTAAACGCTGTTGCATTCACTGTACCTGATACATCCAGTTTAGTTGTAGGCGAAGTTGTTCCTATACCAACTCTGCTTTCAGCGCCGTCGATTGTCATTACAGTGGTTGTCACTGAGCCATCGTTTACTTTGAAAGTTATGTCTGTGTTGTTTACTGTGTTTTGTATGTTGATACCTGTTCCGTCGACTGTGATAGATAGGTCATTGTCAGCACCAACTGTCATACCAGAGTCTGTAACAATACCTAGCGTTCCTGTTGTTGTGTCGTTCTGGTCTGACCTTAAGAAAGACGCCGCCGCAACTCCACCTAAAGCATCAGCATCTGTGGCAGTGCCGTGTAGTTTAACTCCTGTAGGATTTGTTGTAAAAGTAATTCCTTTTTTGACTGTGGCAAAGCCTGTGATACTGCTTTGCGGAGTAAATTCTATGTCAGAAATGATTGCAATCAGTGTACCGTCACTGTACCATTTTGTAATATTTCTACTTGTCGCAGTGGAATCCGTAATTGCTTCGAAAACAAAACCATTTAGTGTTCCTGTGGTAGATGGTGGACCGACCAACACGTTCTGTGATCCGTCCCAGTAAAAAAGTTGTCCCAGGTCAGAGTCAATCCAAAGGTCACCTTGTTGTATTCCCGAAGGTGTGTTTGCTTGATAAGGTACGTTACCACCTGCAGGAACAAAAAGCGTTCCTGTGTACACTTTTAATCTATTGTTTGTTGAATCGTAGTAAAGTTGTCCTTGTATGGGTTTAGATGGTTCAGTGTCAGAACTGAAATTTTCTAAAAGATGTAAAAAGTTTTCTGCTATAAGTTCACCATATCCTGCATATCCCTTACCTATGAATGATAAGTCAGTCTGTGTATTAACAACACCATCCTGTACTGTGTACTGGTTAGGTGACGCAGAGTTGTTACTTTTGTTTACTGTGTATGCCATTTACTAGTATCCTGTGTTGCCGCCTGACGTCGTTCCACTGACTGTGTTCGATGTTGTCAAGTTAGTCGAACTTGTTTCAGTGAATGTTGTCAAACTTTGAATTCTTAAAGTGTAATCTATTTGAATTAATCTGTTTAGAGATTTTTGCACAGGGTGAAATATAACGTGTGTCAATAATTTATTAGAAGCACTGTTTTCAGAACCTTCAAATGATTTCAATCCTAGTTCATCAAACACAAAATCACCGTTGAAATTTGTTGTGTTGTCAAAAGACTCCTGCCCTGTTGGCTCACCGTAGTCCAATGTACAAGTACAAACTATGTCAGTAAACTTGTTTCCTGTCACATGTCTTACTTCCATTTTGTTACGTGTTGTGTCCTTGTTAGTGCTTGAATTGTCATCAATCACTTTGTAGTAAGTCTGGTTATAAAGAGATGCATTAGTACCTGTTGAGTTTGGCGTCAAGTACGTAATAATACCTGTTGGGTCAACTGATGTTCCACCATTTCCAAAAGCCATCTCATGAATAAATCCGTTTGACTTATTTGCAAGGCTGTTTGCCATTGCCTGTGACATGTTTTCGTAGTGTATTGCGTTTCTTTTGTCTACTAAAACTTCACCTGTTTCAGGATCGAAAATTTTGATATGCCCTGTCATCATAACACCTGTGTGCTCGTTAGGCTTTTTAGTATCTTCTTTTGATTCTGTCTGTTTGTTGTCCTGTGTCATCTAGTGTATTTATTCAGGTGCATTTGTAGGCTCATCCGCTATGAATTTAGCCTGTGCAGTAGTTGATCCTTGTAATCCCTTGCCGTCGCCAGGATTACCATCAGCCGCTGTTGTCCATACCTGTCCTCTCTTGTGTAGTATTTTGATCTGTTCAGCGTCAGCAGGTGCTGTTGTGAATGTCACAGCAGTTGTGCTTCCGTCCACAGAATAGTTGATTGTTGAACCGTCCTCGCTAGTGAGCAACACTCGTTGGCCACCAATGAATATGTCTAACTCACTAGCAGAAGCCGGTGTTTGTGATAAAGTGAACACTGCCGTGCTACCATCACCCGTAAAGGTATTGGTATGTACTGTGTCCACATAAGGTATGGTTTGAGTTCCAGATGCGTCTACCACTTCTGCACCTGATCCATGCTCCTTAATTCCTGTTCCAAGAGTACCACGCTGTAATTGTCCCAACGTGTTACCTGATTTGGTAAAATATTCTATTCTTTCTTTGCCTATAAACACCACACCTGGCGTCCTGTCACTGATCGTGCTTCCGTCAGTTGATATAGTGAATCCAGGTTCTGCAAGTTTTGTGCCATCTGCCACAGTAATTGTTGTGTCTGTGGTTTGCAGTGTCTCGGTCAATATTGTAGTGTGTGTTTTAGATATTCTTCTATAAAAAGTTCTGTTCAACATATCCTTGAATATTCTGTATCCAATTGAATCTGTTGCCGATTGCAATGCAAAGAACATCACATCTAGTCTGTCACTTGTTGTAATAGTCTTGCCATGGACTGTAATTTTTGGTCCATCCAACGCAAAGTTGAACGCAAAGTCAACATTCTGCGTAAGTTGAATTCCGTTCAACCAAACATACATGTAAGTTGAATTCAACGGCTCGTCATGCAAGAAGAATTCTCCATTTGGTCTGCCTTCTAATACTTCCCTACGATATTTCATGCCAAGTGCATTATTAAAAGTTGTAACTCTCATAGTGCCTGACTTGTTGAAGCCGTCTGTATGCATTTGTGCCGTGTCTAATACCAACACAGGTGAACTAGGCTGATTGTCTATCTGGTAGTGTTTGTCAACTAAAGTTGTTATTGCAACAATGTCGCCTGGATTTGCAGGTGCGTTTGTACTTACAGTTTGTGCGGCCAGGTCAACAGTGTAGTTGCCGTTTGGTAAGGCACCTTCAGATAATTTTCTACCGTTGTAGTGAACTTCTATTTGGTTTGTGTTCGTAATAATTTTCGCAGGGTCAACTGTTGAACCATCGCTCAATGAAGATGCAACACCGTAGGTGTATGTGCTTCCGTCGCCTTTGTAATAAGTTGTGTCAGGTCCTCTCAAAACTTTGCCATCAAGTTCGATTATGCACAAACCGTGCATTGGTGTAATAGACCCTGGCGGGAACGTCAATGCATAATTGGTAGTTGACTCATCATAAGTGAAGTCTTCTGATCTGATCTGTGCCACACTCCTTGTGGTACTTGAACTTTGGAATCCTGCAATCTGTATAAACTGTCCCGACGTCGGTGCTGTTGTAAAAGTAACAATAGCAGTATTGCCAATTATTGTTGTAGATCCATCTGCGTGTTCAGGATCTGTATATGTTATTGTGAGGTCCGTAGTAGGCACACCATCTACTGTCACATAGATCTCAGAGTTAGTGGAATCTATATTGAAGTCTTGTCTTGCCGATGTTGTGTACACAGTTGTAGAACCGTCACCTGTGAATGTGTCCAGCACTCTGTAATTTACACCAGATATTGCAAAAACTTTTGTTGATACTAAAGCACCGCTTCCTGGTGCAGTTGTAAATGTAATTGTTTTTGCACCTACATCAATTGTGTAATCCTCTACTGTTGACCCATCTATCTGTGCTTTTTTAGTCACTCCATCTACTGAGACTTTGACCGACGCCAACGTTCCAGGATGATCACCCAATGCAAATGTTGTTGTGCTACCATCGCCATGATAATTTCTGTCAGTGATCAAAGGCACACCACTTTCAGGTGCAGTATAAACCTTTATGTCCACTGTGTCAAATATTTGTCCCGGCACAACTTCTTCAGGTGCGTAACTTGTTGTGGATGAAACAAAAGCATCTCCGTCAACGTTAATGTCACTTGGTGCTGTACCCAATGCACTGCCATACAATCCGTTCTTGGTGAACAAACCACCTTTGATAATGCTGTCTAAAGTTCTATCATCAGTAGGCGTCAACACACCATCGTCGTCTGCAGGTATGAATTCTATCAAAGCATTCTCGTTTGGTGTTGCGCCAGTCAAGGTGTAAGTTGCCTCACTGCCTGTTCCAATAAATGTATCTGAAAGTTTTGTACGTTCATCACTTTCTGTCTTATAAACATGATATACCACTGACGTTTCGCCTGCGAAAGTAAATGCTTTTGTAGTACCGTCGGCGTAAAATGCTCTTACCCTAGATACTCCATAGTTGTCCCATGGATAGTCGTACCATGCAGATTCATCCCAGCCTTGACTCTGTTTGAAAAGTAGTCCCGTTACCATCGTGCCACCATAGTCAACTCCTGACATGACCTGTGACAACTCATTGCCTGGCATGCCATCTGTTGGTGTGTAGAATCCTTTTATCCTATCAGCCGCTGTTAATCCTGTCTCGTCGCCGTAATATTTTGTCACTGCACCTTCGTTGTCATCAAAGTCTGTAGTAGATGTAAACTCGTTCACTGCTTTGTATAATTCATTCTGGTATCTAATTTTAGCGCCATACTTGTAAGTTGTGTTCGCCGCCCAGTCAACCACAGTCGATGTGCTTGTTATCCTGTCAAATTTTATAGTTGTATCAAAATCCCTGACAAGGTCATTGTCCAGGTTTGCGTAGGCTTTTGCGGCATCACTTGGTGCCGTGCCATCGTTCATACCGCCAGTAAGCGTCACAGTTGGTGTGGATGTATAACCAAAACCTATACCTGTCAATGTGATAGAAGTGACCACTCCTCCAGTGATAGTAGCAGTGGCAGTGGCCTGTGTGGTTGCACCTCCGCCGCTGATTGTGACTGTTGGTGCTGTCTCGTAACCAGAGCCACCTGCAAACACTGTGATTGATTTCACGTGTTTAGTGTAATAATCGTACCACAATTGCCATGGATACGTTGTGCGTTTTGCTGTGTCGTATGTTGGGTTAAACTTACGTATCTTGCCAGTCGTCTCGTCATAGAATGGTGGATTGTCAAAATCAGTGATAACACCATCGTGTTGTTCTGGTGCATAGTAACCCAATTTGTAATTCCTTAATTTTGTATGGAAAGGTTTTACTTCATTTATGTAACTTTCTATCCAAGTGTCAGTGCCTTTTGTATATGTTTTTCTGGTATCCAATGATCGGACACTGTTAACAGCAGTTATGAAACTAGTCTTGAACATCCAATCCACATAAGTCTGTTCCTCAAGAACTTTTCTTAAACCCACAAAGAACAGATTGTTGTATTCGATAGACAGATCGCCTTTGAAGAAATCTTCTTTCAATGCTTTCAATACTTGTCTAGTTTCTTGGTTGGGCTCTTGGTCAAAAGTGTTGTCATCAAAATTATCCTCGCCTGCGAATCCTGTTGCGTCCTGGCTGTAATCATATAATTTTGTGCTTAATTTGAAAGTTCCATTTTCTGTTCCAACGTTTGTCCAACCTGTACTTGTTTTCATGAACAGTTTCCATCCGCCTGTGTCGGCGTTTGTCACTTTGACATGCTTACCTACAGCAAGGTCAAGTGCGTCTAGTTCGTATTCAAAAGTTACCTGTTTATCGATAGGAGTATTTTCACTATGGATCATCTCATGGATAGCAGGATCAGTGCCGTACCAGTCTGTGTAACTCCAATATTTCGAAGTATTGTAAGTTTGAATTTTTGTTCTATTAAACTGTGTGCCATCCCATTGGTATATCGCCCATAAGTCATTGGCAGTCTCGTCTGCTTTGACCAGATAGTTTACCGAGCCCGATATATCAGCAGTATTGATGTAAGTTAGGTCTGCGTATGTGTCGACAGATGCGTCCCACTCTCCACTCTCTACTGTAGGCTCAGGGTCTTCACTGTTCAAATTATCGAGGCTGACTTGTCCTGCCAATTGAGTTTTCTTTATTACGCTGTTAGCGTAGTCAATAATTTCTTTGAGTGCTTCAAGCCTGTCAACGTACCAACTTTGTCTTGGTCTAATGCTGTTTCCATACCTGTTGTATATAGGTAAATTGACATCAGGCACAACATCACCTGCACTGTTTTGTCCGCACAATGAATCCCACCACTTGGTTTCGATTTCGGCATTAGGCCTCCAATCCTTATCGCCCTCTCTTGCAAGTTTCCATACGCTGTGTGCATCTCCCTCGAAGTCATTCTTCCTTATGTCAATATTCAAAACGACATCAGAATTAATTAATGGAGATAATTTATTAATCATTATTTTATTAGTATCTGTTGCCGCATACCATTGCACTGCACCAGATCTAGGATTAGAAATTAGATTGGCAACATAACCTGTAGTATTTTTCCTATGAACCACGCTGTTTCTCGGTAGCGTGTTTTTGTTTTTTACCCAATAATAATAAACATCAACCAAAGCGTCCAACCTGGAGTCATACCTTTGTGCCACACTGTATTGTAGGTTTGCTATTCCTGATATACTATTATTGTTGCCGGTTTCCGAACCAACTAGGCCATTCCAATCCTCAGGTAAAAGGCTAGATTCTGTCCATTCATACACATCAACGCTTGAGCCAGGAAATAATTTACCCCAGTTGTTGACTTTGTATTGCTGATCGTCTTGCTCGTACCAGATATATTTTATTTTTGTTAGATCCCACCATACTTCCCCTATATGATCTTCAAGCCAAGGTGTTTTAATATTGCTTTGATCTCCTGTGTTGTAAGTGGCAGGATCCCAAGGTGATCTGTAATTTATTTCTCTATCTGCCTGTCCAAGTATTCTGCCTTTTATTGGATCATAAAGATCGTAGTAATTTCCTATTTGTTTTGTACCGTTATTGAAGTCAAATACCTGTCCTAATTTTTCAATGTCGATAAAGTTTGTTTCTGTTGTTAAATTTTTCCAAGCATACTCTCCGTCTGTGTTACAATCGTACTGATGTACTGTTCCGTCATTAGTTAGATCAGGATTGCCTTCATCGTTCGGAGAACCAATAAAGAGATTGTTGGCAGACATGCTGACGCCTCTTCCAAAATCGTCAAACGAGGACACTTTTGTTGATACTAACCTATCGTCTAACACATACTGTGAATTGTATATTGTAGCAGTATAAACAGCACCCGAACCTTCGTTTGTGTCCACAATCCTTGTGTCTTGTAAATCAAAAGTTGTTTCTCCTGAATCGAATTTCATTTCTCTAGGGTTTGCAGATTTTTCGGCGCCAATTGCTAACCTTGTTCCGTCTTGTGTCAACGACACACTTGATCCAAATCTTACGTTGTCTAGTTTATCAGGAGCATTAATTGTTTGTTGTAGCGTATATGTGTTAGTAGAACCATCCGCGTTCCATTTGTATGTGTAAACTGCTCCTGCGTCCACTTGTACGTCGTCAACTCCTGTTGCACCAATTATAAGTGTTGTTCCGTCTTTGCTCATAGCAATTGACTCACCAAATGCAGTGTTCAGCGTTGAACCATCTGATGTTACTCCTGTCAATGTTTGCACATGCGTAAATGTGTTTTGTGTGCTGTCACCGTCTGAAGCACCTTGCCTAACAAATATTTCTACTTTTCCAGCGTTGCCAGGTGCTATTGAACTCACTGCCAATATATCACCATTATCATTTGTTTCAAGCCTGTGTCCAAATCTCTGAGCCGACCCGCCCGCTGGCGACATTATCGATGCGTCCTGCGTCCAAGTATCATAAGTCGATCCATCAGCACCTATTCCCCATGTGTACATATAAACCACACCTGTGTCATTTGAATGTCCAGGGGCAGAAACAAACAAGTATTTCCTTGCTGTGCTTCTTGTTGATGCATCAGTCGGTTCGGCAATCTTGTGCGACCAACCAAAATTTAAATTTTCATTTTCGGTCGAACCATCAGTTGGAGGTGTCAACGTGTTTAGTATTCCATATTGATATCTGTCAGGATTCCATACGTACACCTTGATCAGTCCTGCATCTATCTGCCGTGTACTGCCGTCATTGTCCAGTGTGTTTGTATATGGTGCACCAGCAACAACAAAGTTTTCATCTGTGCTTATTGATAATGACTCTCCCAATCTGCTTGTATTGTCATCGTTCTCTGTCATTGTTGCAGTTGCCTGCGTCGAAAAAGATGTCCCTGCGTTGTGTGACGTCCTGAATAGGAAGTGTACTTCTCCTTGCCCTTTGCCAGGTGCCGATACAACAACTGTCCTACCATCGTTCCTAGCCACAACACGATATCCAAACTCTTGGTTACTTGTGGTAGTGTTTGGCGAATTGATAATTTTTTCAGTATATGGATCTTGTTTTTCGTAAACACGCCACAAACCAGATGTGTCAGCATCTGCAAATACCTTATCGCCGGGAATTTCAAGTGTGTCGTTTTTATCCTTATATTCTGAATATGCCAGCCTGTCATTTACATTGTCCATCGAATTGATTCTTACTGAAATAAATTTGTAAATGTTGCCGTAACTGTCTGCCGTCGAACCATCTGCTAATGTAGGAATAAAAGTTGTATCGTCGTCGTATTCCACCAACACACTATCGTGGGTAGGAACACTAGCAACACGGTAGACTCTGTTTAATGTTGTGCTTTCACTATTTGTTATTGCAAAATAGTCCGCCGTTGTTGTGGCACTGCCCGCGGTCAATCCATGTGAATCTGTAAATTTAATTAACATTTGTGTGTTATTGATGTTTGGTTGTAACGAGTCAATCTTAAATCCTGAAAACGTCATTCTAAGAACGTCCCAGTCTGCATTTTCTTTGCTGGCTACCCAAATAAGATCATTTCTTGATACTGACTCAACATCAAGTGACAACAGATCCTGAATGTAAAATGCTGTATGTTGCACTTGTTGGACCTGAGGATAACCTGCTGTCTTGTAAATCTGCACATTGTCCCTGTCTTTGCCTGGTTGTGTGAAGTCATAACGCTTGAAAGTGTCTGACGCTGTATATTCTAACGGTTTGTAGTAAAAATTATCCTTGAACACTCCTACCGATCTCACATAATCTTTTGAAAAACTTTCTGTGTCAAAAAATTCTAAACTTAAAGGGTCTGTGTTGATAGTTTTGTCGTCTAAGGTAACTTGTATATTTTCTATACTGTCAAGGTTACCAAATTGTCCTGTTCTTATCATCCAGTCTGGATAAAAATTTAAAGTAATATCTGAGTTTTCATACTTGGCTTTAAGAATTTTGTCTATTGCACTCTGTGTGCCTTTCTCTCTAATGTAGCCTTGATAGAATTTGTATTGCGAAACATCATTTACAAATAAGTTTTCTAGGTAGTCCCTGCTCTGATAACCTATTAATCTCTGTGCAAGTTGCTGTTGAGATTCATCAAAATTATTTGTCTCAAGATTATAGAAGTCATTAAACTGTGCAATCTTGTATTCGAAGTTAGGAATAAGTTGCGGCGCCGGTTTGTCATTTTTAAGCACCCAATTATCGCTAATAAACTTATCGCCTGCATTATGATTGACGGACGCAACATAAAACTTACCTTGATATTCAACTGCGTCGCCTATTCTGTAATCTGTATTTGCGATCCAGTATGTAACTTGCGCCGCATCAAATACAAACCCAGGTGCATAATAATCGCCATCCCAGTTACCTGTCTTCCAACCAACCACTTTTAATCTTTGTTGCCTGAACCCTGTAAATGGATCATATATCACATCGGAGAACACTGTGTTGTTATCAAATATTAGAATATGTTCTTTCTGAACAGTGTTTAATTCGATGTTATATAAACCAATATCTGCCGACTTCATTGTAAGATCAAAAGTTTTTCCTAAACGTTTTGTGCTTATCTCTCTGATGTCAATTTTTCTTCCGCCTGCATCAACAATGCTATAATCTCCTGCCAGGTTCCTCAACTTGCCAACAATGCTGTTGTTGGTGTCTAATTCAAATCCGTCCGCGGCAGGTGAAACTGTTATTGCCGATCCAGGTGCCCATTCCTGTGTGGTCCAGAATAAAAACTCTCTAACAGCATTTGTCCAGTTTAATGTTTCTTTTATCTCTTTTGAAAATTTATTAAATTTAAAGCCTTCTGATTCTAGATAATTTCCGTATCCCAACAAGAAATCTGCAACGTCTTGTACAGTAGTGAAAACATATCCATATGGAATAGTCTGTACTGTTTCTTGATAATTTGTGAATTGATCTACCCCAACCGAACCTTCAACTTTCAAAGAAGATTTGGTCGATGTTTTTACTGGATAATTGAAGTTGAAAAATGGTTTTGTTGTTGAATATCCTAAAACTTTAAACCCACCAAGTAGTGACGACCCGTCAAGTGATGTATCAGTATTTTTTTCTATCAACACACCAGAATACTGAAAACTTTCAACTGGGTTTGATGTCCTAAAGTTTATTTTATAGTTTTCGTCCGGTATAAATTTTGATCCTGCTGTTGAACCCGGCGAAACAGAATCAGTCAAAACTTTAATATTATCCTTGTCTGTAAAACCTCCCAGTTTGTAAACCAATTGAATATCAAGATTCTTCATCTTGTCGTAATAGAATGCCTTAGGATCCAACCCTTTGCCTGTCAAATAATTTACTACAAAAACTTGATATCCTGCTGTCATAAATCTCGTAGTGACTCCTGTCGTTACGTCTGTTTCTGTTTCTAAATGATATTTGGCTTTATTAAGATTAAATCTTATTCCAGTATCGGATGATATTTTGTTACCTGCCGAGTTTATAGATAATCGAGATACGTCAAATAGGTTCTCAAAGAATTTTGCAGGTTTTGTAATAGCCAAAGTTTTTAAAACACTGAACGGATATGCACTAGAACGCCTCCAGGCAGTCTCCGCTGGTGCATGATCACCAAACTTCCATGGTAGTCCCCTGCCAGGAATGTCAAAGAAATTAACAATACCGATAGCCAGTGGATCTAATAGGTTACCAGATGCGTCTACAGGAAGATATGTCCTTACGTCAGGCTTGCCGTATCTACCCTGATGAGATGCAATGTCATTCCATAAGACATCGTTCCCAGCAGTGTACGGTGCCGCACCATACGTTGCCTCCCAAGTGCTTGGCTTCTCTGAATGACCCAACATCTCCCACGGTGTCAAATGTGGTGTATCTGTGTCATAGAAAAATTTGTAAATGGCACGCCAGTAACCAGGTAGGTTTTGTCCTGTCACCCTGTCCGTTGATAGCGAATAGTTGTATGTGAAAGGAGATCCTTCCGAAAACGCTGTATTGTTTATGTATTGAACTTTGTTCCTGCCTGCCCATACATAAAAATCAGCGGCCATTGTGTCGTCAACTTGTTTACGTGTATACTCTGTTGATGTAAACACACTTGGCATCACATCTCCCCATGCAAGGTTTGTACTGTCGTATGCTGTCTTACAGTTGTTGTATATTCTTTTTTCCAATTCTAAAATAAGATCATCGCGTTCGTCGCCATAGGCCTTGATAATAGAACCGTCGTGTCTTCTTATGACATTTGTAGATGTGGTATAACTGTCATCAGTGTATGACTCAGGCTTAAACTTAGGATAGATTCCTAATTTTGTCGGAGTTGGAGGAACATAACTTCCTGTTGTGTCAGCGTAATCCTTAATTACTATTTTGTCACCCACGGTCAGTGCTTTTGAAATATTAATGCTATCATCTGTTGTGCTGAATGTATATTCTGAACCCAACACCAACTGCACATCATTAAGATATACGTAGACTGCTCTATTGCTTAATTTTGTGATATCGTGCAAAGAATCAATCGCGTAATCCTTTTGCGATGTTCCCTGGACAGTGTAACTTCTTGTAGACACGTTCTGCCCATATCCAATCATGTCCTCATAAAAGAAAGGAAACTTACTGTTTTTGCCTACCGATATTGTTTCAATAATTTCGTCAACCCTGTCTCTGGCAACTCCTTCATAAGCAGTGCCAACTGCATTTGTAAGGAAACTATTGTACCATTGTTCGTATTGTAGGTTTACATAATCTATTGCTGTTAGTACATTGGTTTCTTGATCTGTTAGACCAAATATTGCCGGTACAATAGATGCTTCGTGTTGCTGAATAGATCCGCCTAACAACCTTGCATCTGGTTTGTCTCGCAAATTTGACTGCCCTGGTATTGATCCTGTAACCGCACTGTTTTTGTCTAGTATATCTTTTACATGATTAACAATTTGTCCAAAAGTAAATTCATTAGTTGCTGTGTTCAAACCGTTTACTGAAAGATTTTCAGGTACTTCGTATATTCCTTTGTTGGCGACTTTGTCAGCACTGCTATGGCCCGCGATCCTTATTTGATCATCAACCTTAAGTTCTGCGTTAAACTTTACGTACTTGTTGGTACTGCCATCTACTAGTGTGTAGTCAGTTGTTACAGTCTTCCTTGCGCCGTTAACCTGTACGGAAATATCTAGATCTGTTAGGCTGGCAGAATTTTTGAAAAAATCTATAGGAAAAAGTTGTTTTTCAGTTGCGTCTACTATAAAAGTCCTTATCACCCTTTGTTTACTAGATGCAGATCTTTTGATCCATGCACTACGAGAATTGTGTGTTGTCCTACTTGTAGTGTAATGTAAATGACCTTCTGCTAAATTTTTTGTAATTGTTTTTTTACCTGTCTTGTATGTAAAAGTACCCGACGTGTGATCTGACTCAAAAACAATATCTCCAACATTGTTAATTGTTCTATATTTGACTTTGATGCCCAGCACGGTATCCTCCGTGGCACTGTCAGAAGTTGCAAATGATAAAACTTTTGCCCCCGCGAAAGTCGAATTGGGATAAGTCGTTGCGTCATCAAAAGATACATGGTCATTGTCCCACATACCAAAAAGAGGTTGCTGATTTAATTTTGTTTTAGATTGAGCAGTCTTCCATACTTTGTTTGTATCGTCGTAATAATAATTCTTGCCTTTACCTAGTGTGCCTTGTTTGACATAAATGTTTTCATTATCGCCGACAATGTTGGTCTCTACCAATGCAATCACTTGCGTTGAATCTCCTGCTGTAACAAAATTTACAGTGTAAATCCTATTTTTTACTGCGATATCTGTGTCCGCGGAAAAAACTACCCTCATTCCTTGTGTAAGTTCAACACCGTCTATAAAATAACCTGTTGCTCTAGGAACTACACTCAAAGCATCAGTAATAGTTGTGTCAAATAGATCGACAGGATCCTTTGCAACTGTTCCATGATTGTATAAAGCCAATCCAGAATCAAATTCTATAATGGGTCTTTTTGCTCGATCATTCTCATCAAGCACTTTTGGAGTGCCATTAACGGTAGCCGCTTTGTCAATATTATCTCTATGGAACCACCTATTGTAACGTGACCAAGGGTTTTGATCTCTGCTGTCCCTTTTGATTGTAATGTAATCTTTATCTTTCGGCGTTCCGTCATCGGAATACGATTCTGGTGTTACTAAAGATGTGACATCTGTCAATGATATAGCATCACCTACACCTTCTACATAATATTCTTTGTTTTTATATGCACTTGCAACCAGATCGGTTTTAAATTTTATCTTCATACCGTTTGATAGGGCAAGTGTTCTAAGGCTGTAATTTTTTACACCTACGATGTCATCTTCTACCTCAATCTGTGAATTAGAAGCAACAGTCTTGATATTCAGCACCCCGTACATGTTTTCATGACTGCTACATTGATAGTATAACGTATTAGGGGCATCTGTTGGAACAACAAATGTTAGTGTACCTTTTTGCACACCGTTGTTTGTGACACCTTCGTTGTAATGTACCGATGTTGATCCGTCCGCGGCTATCCCGCCTGATATTGGCTCGGACATTATGTAGAAAGGATGTCCTGTTTCACTTTTTGTAAATTTGTATGTGTTTCCTCTATAAAGCGTAATTTCTGGATTACGTAAATTTTCCTTATGTGGGAAACTGTATGCTCTGCCTGTGGTTCCGTCGTCCGCCAGTGCTTCTACTTTGAATTCAACTTCTGCTCCTGTCCCAACTGAATCTATTTCTATAGCACTTGGTCCATCCGACACCCAATAGTATTCCCTGTAATTAACAAGTTTGTCATAATCAACTGCTGGGTTCCACGAGTATGCAGTTTCTTTGTTTAATCTATCATGGTTGTCAACATTGGCTCCAAAATATTTAAGTTGATTGATATAGTCATCATATGTGCCAGTGAACTTAACTTGGTCTTCTGGATTGATAGATGTTGTATCGTTATCAATATAGGTTACTGCAGGTTCCAGTTGATATGCAAATCTATCTCTACTGGTTGCACCAAGATACCTATCTGTGACCTCCCTTGTGTAGGCGTCCTGCCGTCCGATAAATCCGTCTAATCTCTCTAGAGATCCTTTTTGTATTAGAGAATCTAAAGTGCTAGACAAGAAACGTTGGTTGGTATCTGTCCTGTAGAATGCCGGAAGGTGTTGTACTGATCTTCTGTACTCGTTGTCACCTTGTTTTACAACTTCCTGATTTGCTTGTGAATTGATTGGTGTGTCAGCCATTAGTAACCTGCCCCACTACTGCCGGAACTTGAACTTGATCCCGATCCTGATGTAGTAGAGCCTGATACTGCTGAACCCGTAGTTGTGTTCGTTGACGTGGTTGATGTTGATGTAACCACAGTGCCAGAAGCCGCAAGTTGATTGGCTCCTAGTGCTGATATAATCGATACATCATCAACGGTGGCCCCACTGATGAAAATTTCGTCTGCCGCTGAATTAATTTGAAACAGAGACCCAAAACTCTGTTCTGATTCGTTAGGCACAATCACAGCAGTCAACAAGTCTGGTGCAAGTTCTTTGTGAATGTATGCGGCAAGTTCTGTAAAATAAAAAGTATCTCCAAAGTCCCAATTATCCAGTGCAAAAAACTCGTTAATTGCGGCAATCACTCTTGTTTTGATTACAGCGTCAGTAACATTTGTTTTAGGATTTTTAACAACCTTAAAAGTTGCCTGTAGTGGCTCAGGGGCGTTGGATCCAAATAAAATTTTGTATTTGACAGGATGGTAAATTATCTGATCTGATAATGATTTCAGTGGGTTAAGCACACCAGAGTAATTGATTCTCATCTGGTCTGATGTTGAAACTGACGGCTTCACTCCGCCGTCCTGTAACCATATTCTAAACAAATTATCATAAGTTCTTTCAAGCATATACACATCAACAATATTACTAACGCTTGGGTCAATTCTTGTCTCTTGTCCTGCATGATGCTTGTATTGAAAGTCTATATTACTTCTTCCCCTACGTGCATAGTAATCTGTGCTTGTAGTCAATGAATTAGTGCTTGAGTCATATTTCTTAATAACGTTTTCTGTGTCAGCGTAGAAATAAAATAGTTGTCCATCTGTGTAAGTTGTTGTTGCAAGATTTATATCTGTTTCATTTTCGGTTACAACAAAATTAGATGCCGCGTAAGGTCTGAATCTTTCGATGTCATCATAACTTACATACTTTTCAAAGAAAACAAATTTAGTAGTGACCGAAAGAGTTGGCTCTACTACAATATCAAATATTTCGGGATTGTCTACTACCCCGTCGTCATCGTCGTCAAAAAACCCAACCTGCACTTTCCTGTTATCTCTGAATCCGTCTGCTTCTGTGACCGTGTCGACTACTTGCCACATAATTGGATAACCAATTGCATTTCCAGTTGATACAATGCTATTTGTTTTTAAAATTTTTACAGAATCTTTAACGCTCTTGCCGGTTTTGTAATCATAAATTTTTTCTTCTACATCAAAATGAAATTTGTTTTGTCCTTCTGATTCAAATATGTAATCTAATTTCCTGTACGTAACTGTATATGTGTTTCCGTCTGTGGTGAATTTGAACCACCAACTTGCATCTAAATTTGTTCCTGCCGTGCTTCCTGTGGCTGTCAAACTAAAAGTAGAACTTGCACTTAAATTATTTGTTGTGATTACCTTCCAAGATTCACTGTCGATGTCGTATCGTAAACCAAAGTCTTCGTAATTTTCAATTCTATCAATCATGTCATTTTCCAGTGTAGTACTAAATGAAGTTGTGTAGTTTGGAATCACAGCATTTACTACTGCACCGTCTGGCACTATGTCATTCAACGTAACAGGACCTGCACCAGAATCAAGATTGCCTTGTCCACTGTTTGAACCATCTCCAACCACAGCACCAATCTTTGCCCATGCTCTGTCTTCTGCGTTTTCTGTACCTGCGGTAACTAATTTTCCATTTAAGAATTCTCTAGTGTCTGGAGAAGTAAATTTGATTAATGAGCCAACTTTTGCGAATTTAAAATTACTAGTTGCCGAATCTCCTATAGCAAGTGCACCGCCCGATGTGAAAAAGCCGGTATTTGTATTAGTGCCTGTAGTAGACGAACTCCATGTCGCTGTAAGTGTTGACAAATCTTTTTGTGCATATTTGTCATAGAAAAATTGTCTAGCGTATGCAGTTTTTGTTTTCGTTTCGACAGAATTATCAATAGTAGACTTAATGTCATTTTTATTTTTGAATGTGAAAGTAAAAGTTGGAGCACTTTCTTCTTTGTAAAGTATGCCGTCTTCTGCAAAAACACTTACATTAGAATAAGCACCAGTTGGATCAAGTATTTCTTTTGCCCTTGATATACCTGAAGCACTTCTGTTTACAGATCTAACTTTAACAATTTCCTGTGAAGCAGATAATGGCACTACTTGATAATCCTCTGCTGTAATCATCCTGTTCTGTGAATAATATACCTGTCCTGCTTTTTCCTTAATAGAATCGTTGGATTCGGAAGCGGCAGAGTTGTAAACTGATTGCTTTAAACTTATCCCCATTGTCAATGTCTGTTGTGATCCATTTGCATCAATGTATGGCACTGACAAAGATATACCTTGCATGTCACTTGGTTGTATTGCATACTTGGCATTGTCTGATACTCTGTAGTATGTCCTGAAAGTGCCAAGAGGCAGGTTAGAAAAGTTTCCATCTCCAAAGACAAGATCTATTGTGTCATCAGCCTTACTGACAACGTTAAAAATATTTCTTTCGTCTTTGCTTAAAGAATTGTATATGGCATTGTTACCGGATAAAGAAGGAACCTTTGTCCATTGTTCAAAAATTTGTCCGAACTGATCCAACTTGTACAACCAAACATCCGTGTCATTGACATTAGAAGTAGTGAAACTTCTAACAAAATTTGTAATGGCAGTGTCGACAGTAAATTCTGTGTTTTCCATTGTACCTTGTTTGAAAAGGAAAAAATAACCTGTGTTGTTTGAACTATCGCCTGCTCCGTCATTTCTAAAAGTGTATGTAAGGCCTGTTCCAGGAACAGGTGCTGACTCGTAAATGCTGTCAGAATCATTAATCGAACTTGGCACAACTTCAAATACTCTTGACGTGCCTCCGATGTCTTTGGAGAATTGGTATATAGGAAGATCTGACTGATTGGACGATAGTGTGTAAACTTCCGTATCCACTGACCCAATAGTTTTCTTCTCTCTCGGACTTCCAAAAAGTTGTCCTGTTTGATTAGCGGCATTTAAAATTGCTGTGAATTGCTGTCTGTAATTAGAATTAGCACTGTCATTCCATATGATAGTTTGATCAGCAAGGTTGGCTCCTGAACTATCATTGACAGTTTGTGTTGTAGATATAGAATCTACTTTTAAAAGTCCAGTTGCAGGCCTATTTCTTTTGGCATTGTAATTGATTAATCTCGCTAGTCTCAATACTGAATTTCTTCTTTCGGCAGTTTCTAAGAAATTTTCTCTTGCGTTAAGATCTACCCTGAAAGATAGTGCCTGTGCTATGTAGGCAATTAAATCAATAAGTGCAACATATTCTGAACTCTCTACAAAGTCATTGAAATCATCTGGATAATTCTCACGTAGATAAGATACCATTGTTCTACGTAAAGTTTCAAAATCGTAAGATTTGAAATCTGCCTGTTGAAACGCTTGATAAATCTTACGCCAATCTTCGGCTACTAATAATCTGTTCTGTCTATCTGTTGTGGCCATACTGTTTGTATGGATATTTATAACTTAAATTAAGTGCGTAGTTTAAGAAAGACGCAATAGTGAATTTTCATCGAAATTGAACCGTAATTTCTCTGTAATATTCAGCGGCACATATGTAATTGTGGCTTGGATTGCTATTCCTTTGTCCGCTTCTGTCACAAGTATTTCTTGTGTTGAGATCCTTGGATCTGCGTTAAGATTATCCGTCACATCATCTATTATTGCATTTTTCAAATCTTCGGTAAATGGCTCGAATATCGCATCGTATATTATTGTGCCAAACTCCGGATTTTCAACACGTTCACCCTTACGCACACTTAACCTATTGATAAGATCCTGCTTGGCCACTTCAAAATCATAAAGTTTAAAATTCTGTTGGTTGGCACGAGAACTAAAGCCTTTAAATGTAACTGATCCGCTACCAGGTGCACCTGATCCCGATCCCGATCCTCCTGATCCTCCTCCACTTCCGTATGCCATTAGTTTAATCTCCTAAATTCAACATCTACTTTACTGTAATCAACAGCATAATATCCATAGTCGGTCATGTGCCTTGCCCATGGAACTTCCTGTGCCATTACACCAATGTATCTGCCTGGTATTTGATAGTATTTAAACGAATATATGTTAACTCCACTCGGTGACTTGCCAATTAATCTTATATCTTCTTTGAGTCTTCTGTCACTAAATTTGAAACCACTGAAGAAAGTTTTTACAGCACCACCGATTGCTCCTATTTTGGTTCCTAAGTTGGCTCCAACATTCTGTAGGAAACTTTGTCCTGCTATGCCTGCCTCCCTTGCGTTAAACAAACCTGTTTTTGATGCCAGGCTCTTGACTTGGTTCATCCCAACTATTTTGCCTCCAACCACACTAGAATATGTTTTCGTGATGCTATTGATCGCTCCAATTGTTGGTGTGACATCGGTAGAAAGATTTCCTTTCAGTCCTTTGACAACATTTAAACTATCGTTTACTATGCTTATATTTTCCGTTATTCCGGAAATAGTGTTTCCTCCTAATGAAAATAATTCGCCTGTAGAGTTCACAAACACGTTGTCTTTGAAAAGTTTTGTGCTGGTACCTTTAAAGTTCTCCAATACCTGCGTTGTCAATTTGCCAGTGACCGTTGTGGCGTCGGTGACAAATTGAGATCCCTTTATTTTTTCTGAAATACTATCTTTTAGATCAAAAGGTAAATTTGCTTTTTTGGAGATTCCATAAATGTCATTGTAAGTAGTTCCAAAATCGGTCAATAATTTTTTGGCTTTTTTAGCATCTGTGCTATTTCCCATTTTCTGTTTTACGTATTCCAATGCGTCCGCCTGGTACTGTGCATCTCTGATCGAACTATTCTCACTTATTCTGTTCTGTTGGTTCAGGAATTCCGGAGTGCCTGGTTGGTTTGCCAATTTGCTCCATTGCTTTTTGTCGTCCGATGCAATAGGTATAATGCCATCATTTGTAATTACGCTGGCCCTAAACATTGGTTCATGTGTTACAAATCTATGAACGGTAGTTTTTGTTTTCCTCGAAAACTGCTCTAAAGGTTTGATACCTTTCTGTGTCAGTTCTACATCGCCTTCTTCTCGTAGTTGCATACCGACCTTTTCCTGCGTAAGCCAACCTGGTCCCCACTGTGAACTTGCGCCAACCGAGTTGAAATGCACCTGTGCACCTGCAAGGTGAATCTGTCCTCCTGCTCCATGAAGTTGAGTGCCGTTGGTGAACGAACTTAATCCGTCCCTTGCAAAGTCTCTTATAGTACCTGACTGAGAACTATTGAATATTCCTTTTTCTCCTAAATTTAATAATGCGTCCGCAGAATGAATCATTTCGTTGGCGGCACTAAATCTCACTTGTCCATTGGCGTGCATGTTTATGTTTGCGTCAGAGTGTAAATTGAAATCTCCTTCCGTCCTTAAATTGATTCCCCCTATCCCAGAGTAGACGTCTATCCTTCCGTTGGATTGCATTTCTATGTATGCATCTCCCGAACCATTTGCTATATAGACCACACCTTCTGTGTCATGCATTAATAATTGGTGTCCTGACGCAGTTCTTAGTCTGGTCAACTGATTTGTTCCGTCGATCGCACCATCATCCATAACAAAAGTTTGTCCTGTACCTCTGGAAACAAAATCTTGTGCCGTAGCATTTTTCGGGCCTACTTTTTTCTTCTGTGATCCTTTATCTTTCCTGCCTGGTGTGCTGATACCAAACACTTGGCTTGGAGTTTCACGTCTAGCCGATGAAGAAGTTGTGCCTCTTACGGGATCTGCTATCAACCCTTGCTTCAATAAGACATCCGCAAATGGGTGTATTGGCTTTGGTGTTGACTCATAATTGTTGTTAGTAAGTGCGCCGGGTGTGTTCCTGTTCAACTCTCCCGCAGGAACGTTGTCCGTGCCGTAAGTTTTTTGCTTATCTAAACTTGGTTCGGCGGTACTGGGTGGACCTGATTTTTGTCCTGTTACAGTGTCCCATGTATTTGAACTTGAGGCAATACCAGGTACCATGTGATTTGTGAAAGGATCTTGTACGCAACCTATCCAATAGGCCTGTTCCATTTTACCTTCAGCAAATATCACAAGGACTTTTGTTTCGAGATCCGGTGGCACTGCCCAAAAACCATAAGCGTGTTGACTGTCTTCGTATTCCCTGCTGGCACCATTTGTGAATTGTCCACCTTTAGCACCATAAAAAGGTGCGAGATAATCACAAGTGATTAACTGATCTTCGCTAGGATCTGAAGTCTTTGCAAGAGTAGGTATGAATACTTTTAGCCTACCCATCCTTGCAGGATCTTTGTTGCCTTTGACTATGCCGAGATACGGCCCTGGATTCTGTCCCGTCCATGACTTATCACCTCCCGGTGCTTTGGGTGTCGAAGCATCACCTTTTAAATAATTTTCAAGCATTAACTAAAAATTCCTTTCAAGAGATCTTTAAATTTCCTTCCAATGTTAATTACGTCTGTGTACACACCGTTGGCCTGATTTACGATTTCATTTATTTCACTGAATGTTTTTATCTCGCTAGGTTCACCTCTCCTGTTAAGCACAAACGCTTTAGGCACAGGATTGGATATTGTTACCCCTTGGTTATTAAATCTTGTCAAATGTAACACATTTGTGTATTTGCCATCAACAAAATTGTGCTCGACTTGAACAACTCTGAACAAACCAGAGAAAGTGGCTGACTGATCACTCTGTAGTTCGTATACGCCGGTGTTATTGTTAAGATCTGTTGGCATCCTGAAGTTCAATAGAATAATAGGTTCTGCTAGATCTGAATTATAACATCTCAACTTTTCGTTCCATATTTTGTCAAAACCGCCACGGAAATAATCTACTGTTGTGTCTCTGTGTACACCGTCTCCAAACAGTTCCGGGTTTGCTGGTATGAATTGTGATTGTCCCAACCATGCAGGATCTCCCAGTATTTCCATCCTGATGTTGACCATGTCTGCCAAAGGATGGGTGAGTGTATCTAGGAATGCATCTAGTTCTGTGGGTGTGCCTCCAGTAAGTCCGGTTCCTTCTGATTTTGAAGTAGTAACTTCTTGTCTATGAATAAAAGGCGGATCGAGGAAATGATCCTGTGAAGTTGTACTCTGTGCAGATGTTGTGCCTAGGTTTTCAATTTTGTTTTTCCTCACATTGTCTGCTTGAAAATCCTTCAATCTGCCTTGGAAGTATGCCGCACGGTATTGTATATTCAAATCCAGGACATCAAGGTTCTCACCTGTGAAGATATAGTTGTATGTTTTGTAAACAAACGCCTTATAATTTTGCCCCGTACTGACACCGGGAATGGCTAAAGAGTAAGCATGTACCTTGTAAGGTTCTACTGTGAATGTAATTTCCTTGGCATTTGTTGCCCGTATCTTATCAAATTTATCTGGTAGTAGTTTAACATTAGATCTAATTCTGAAATAGTTGAAATAAAAACTTTCCGGATCAGCACCGCCTGTATTTTTATCTCCCAACACGTTTGCCGCTTTTTGTTTGAATTCCTTAAATTTTTGTTCTCTGTAATCGGGATGGCCTTTCATAAGTTCCTCGAGCACTTTTATAATACTGGCACTACTATTAAGTTTCATCACATCCGGTGGCACTGCTATTTCATTGGCAACGTAAAAACCTGCATCTGCTCCTGTGGCACCTTCCTGTGTTGCCATACCTATTGTTTCAACTGTGCTCAAAGTCAAAGGCTTTTCTGGTTTGAGATCTTCGTGTACGCTAATAATATATTTGTCAGCAATCTCACAAAGTCCTTGTGCTTTTTCATCTTCGGTCTGTTTGTTACAAAGATCTTCCAAGGTTGTTATTGCGGATTTTAGAGATCTTTGGGGTGGATTCAGTGTCCCCGCAGTACGCAAGTAATTGTATCTGTTTAAGTAGGCATATTCTGTCTGTGGAATGGCTCTAATGTTATACACAGTTCCTGCCGCAGTAACGTCCATGTCCATCTGCGTAAATTTTATTGGAATTTTTCTTGTTAAGTAAGTTTTGGTGTTTGCATCTGCCTTCTGGCCCAGTTCGTCATATCCTTGAAATTCAACAGTAAGCAAATAAGTGGCATCCAAATGATCTAGGAAGTTGTTGTTTATAGCCGCGGCTCTGATACGTTCCAGCAAAGTAATTCCTGCTGGTTCAATTACCTCCATTGCTATTTCAGTCACAGATGTCAATCTTCGCTTTGCGTTCAAGCCGGGTAACGTGTTCATTGTAACGCTTCTAAAATAGAGGTCTCTATTACGTCTCAAAACTTCTTGGCTTTTTTCTATTGCGCCTTGCAGTCTTTCGTTGCTTTCAACTATTTTCCTATCTTTAGGCCCTAGTCTTGATTCGCTGGCGTTTTCCGTTGGCCCAATACCTGCACTTTTGATTATGATGTCATGGGGTTTTGAATTTAAAAGTTCTTTAGTCGACGACAAATCATTCTCACTGAGGCCACTCAAAGTAAACAATGCATTGTATGATGCAAAGTCATGTAAGGCGTTTTGATCTGATAGGTTGAAAACCTTTTCTCTTTCTTTTTTTACAGTCTTTTTGAATTTTCCATTAGGACCATCTTGGCTGTACGAACTGGCATTTCTATTCTGATAGGATGTAAACGCCATTTTATATTCCTAGATCACGTAGTAGGTTTTCTTTCTTGGGCAACTGAATCGTTGTTCCTGGTTTGAAATCGTATATTGGATCCTCTAATTGATCTGGATTACGTTGAGCAAACACCCAAAAAAGTCTCGGTGATCCATATAGGTCGTATGCAAGTAAGTCAGGCCTAAAAGCATATGTTCTTTCTATAGTGTAACTTTGATCGTCTTGCTCCGCAGTTATTGTTCTGGGATTTAAAATATCTAAATAGTCTCCAACTTCCGCTGTTTCAAAATAAGGTGATGTGTTAGAATACTTTGCCATTAGATGAATCCTATTTCGTTAGTCCCTTTTCCGTTAAGTTCTCCATTCACAAATTTTTTCATTGAAAAATTCTTGACACTATCTCTAGAGTAGATAGGAGTGACTAGAACAGAAATGTTCGAAAGCGTTGGTGCCCATGATTGAGACTCACCTGTACCGTTTAGGTAAAAACCAGCGTCTGGTCCTGTAAGTTGTCTATATGGACTTGCTTCTTGTTTTGTTGATATGTAGTCAATGCCTGGTCTAAGTTCAACGTTGAAAGTATTGATTACAACCGGAACCTTGTTAAACATATTATCACCATAACCATATAAATGCATGATAGGTGGCGGATTTCCTTTTAGTCCTGAACTGCCTTCCTCTGTTCCAAAAAACATTTTTGTAGCAGTCCTTAAAAAGTTTACCGTTGCAACCCAATGTTTGGCATCCTCATAATTTTGAACAGGAAATTCACCAATGATGTTTATTTGATCTACTTGTGAGTTTTGATATGCCTGGTGTGGAAAATTACTGTGAACCATGTCCATTGCATTATAGTTTGCCGAATGCTGTATTACCATTGCCGGAGTCAATGGCCAAAAAATACCGTTTGAATCTGACAAAGGTTTCATTAATGGATTATTTTCAAAATCAAAAAACTGCCTTAATGGCCCATTAGGCACTTGTAGTCGTACCCGCCAGTCAGTCTTGTCACTACGTGAACTCCATTTTGCTCGTGATTGCACAATCCTGGAATCTGTGCTGATTCCTGCGCCTGTCAATCTTGCCAGTGTCTTGTTAATGGCTCCTCCCGCCACTTTTTTTACCGCTTGTCCTATTGCTCTGAATACCATGTTTAGGTTGCTTTTCCTTCTAAAATTTCGTATACTTTAACTATATTTATAGGCACAATTCTAGGCGCACTTAATAACCCATACGGCACGATTACAACAGACCTGTTTGTGGTCACTTTTACAACACATTATTGGAGAAATATGAAAAGAGTAAAATACCTGAATAACAGAGATCTGTTGGCACAGATACACGCCAGCAAAAACACCTACTGCTCCTACGTGAGCCAGGAGGACTCGCAGTACGATATAATTGTGCCAAACCTTAAAAAAATAAATGTGAGAACAATCGCGGAGGCCAAAAAAAACAAAGCCAAACGATTGACACAAGAAGCATGGGAGGCCGCCAAAGCCGCTGGCATGAAAAAGATCAAACTTGCAGATTACACAATATCGCCAAGGAAGATAGACAAGACTGATCTAGTTTTCCGTGTGATGATGTTCGACCACATACCCATGGACGACACACGTAAGAAGAATCCAAAGCAAACAGCAGACCATCATTCAAAAGTAAACTTTCCACCGTTTCAGCATTTCAGGTTAGACAAAAAAGCAAAGCCAAAATGCGTGGGCAAAAGCCATTGGGTTGGAGGAATGGACAACGGTTATTTTTCTGCCGACCATGGCAAAATGACAAATCAACTTGCACTGATGTACATGAAGTTGTGTGAGAGATATGGCACGAGAGCAAACTGGAGAGGATACACATACAATGACGAGATGCAGTCACAAGCGTTGATGCAGTTGAGTCAGATAGGTTTGCAATTCGACGAGTCAAAATCGGATAATCCATTTGCATACTACACTGCCGCAATAACAAATAGTTTCACAAGGATATTGAATATTGAGAAGAAGAATCAGGCGATAAGGGATGACCTTTTAGAGTTCAACGGCATGATGCCAAGTTTCACAAGGCAAAACGAAAATGAAACTGCAGGACCGTCCTATCAAAAAAGAATGAAGACTGCACACGGTGAGGCTAAAATTGTTAACAAGACAGGCATAGCCAAGTTAAATAGAAAGTTGAAAAAAACAGGAAAATTACAGTCTGACGATTTCCAAGAGGTCAACTACAAAAAAGTAGATATGACCAATCACAAACCAATAGTAAAAAAGAAATGGTAGCCAATGGCATTTTTTAAAAAGGTAGCGTGTTTTACAGATATACATTTCGGAATGAAAGGCAACAGTCGTGTACATAATGACGACTGTGAGGCATTCATCTATTGGTTTATAGAACAGGCCAAAGCACATGGTTGCGAAACATGTATATTCTTAGGTGATTGGCATCACCACAGGGCCAGCACAAATGTTTCAACAATGAACTATACAGTGTCAAACATGGAACGTTTAGGAAAGGCATTTGAAAAAGTTTATGTGTTGATGGGTAATCATGACCTATTTTACAGAGAGAAAAGAGAAATCAATTCAATGGAGTTTATCAGAAACATTCCAAACATACATCTTGTTAACGAATGGATAGTCGAAGATGATGTGGCACTGATCCCGTGGATTGTAGGTGACGAGTATAAAAAGATTCAAAAAATGAAACAACAATATGTGTTTGGTCATTTCGAACTGCCATATTTCAAAATGAATGCTATGGTAGAAATGCCTGACGTGGGTGGAATACAGACCGAACATTTTGCTAATTGCGAACAGGTGTTCTCAGGACACTTTCACAAAAGACAAGTAATGAAGAATGTCACATACATGGGCAATGCATTTCCACACAATTACGCAGACGCCGGAGACGACGAACGTGGAATGATGATCATTGAGATGGGTGGCAAACCCAAGTACATAAACTGGCCAGACATGCCAAGATACAGGACACTGAAGATAAGTCAATTGCTACAAGATCCAGACAAATTTCTGAAACCAAAAATGTATGTGCGTGTAAGCCTAGATATAAAAATAAGTTATGAAGAGGCAAATTTCATACGTGAAACTTTTATGGACAAATACCAATTGAGAGAACTACAACTAATACCAGAACAGATTGATCAGGCGCAACAGCCGTTGGTCGAGGTGCAAAAATTTGACAGTGTTGATCAAATTGTTGTCAAGCAGTTACAAGGGGTTGATTCTGAAGTTTACGACAAAAACATATTAACAGCAATTTACAATGATTTAGATGTCGAGAATTAGTAAAAAGAAATTGATAAAAGTATTAAAGGGCGAATATGAGGAGCCAACTTGGAATAAAAAATCCTTGTTAGAATATCTAGCGAAACCTGTGACACAGGAAGAGTGGCTGAAAGGATATAACGAATGGAAGAAGAAACAACTTGCTAACGATTAAAGAACTTACAGTAAAAAACTTCATGAGCGTGGGCAATCAGGCCCAGGCAATTGACTTCTCAAATAAAAGTCTTGTCCTCGTAATTGGTGAAAACATGGACCTTGGCGGTGACGACGCCGGTGCCAGAAACGGAACAGGTAAAACTACAATTATAAACGCATTAAGTTATGTGTTCTTTGGCGAAGCACTCACAAACATCAGAAGAGACAATCTTGTAAACAAGACTAACGAAAAAGGTATGTTAGTTGCTGTTAAGTTTATAAAAAACGGAATAACCTACACAATAGAAAGAGGTAGGAAACCACAGATATTTAGATTCTACGCCAACGACATAGAACAAAAAACAGATAGTAATGAAGCACAAGGTGAGAACAGAGAAACACAGGTGGAAATTAACAAATTAATGGGTATGACTCATGCCATGTTCAAAAACATCATAGCACTGAACACATATACGCAACCGTTCCTATCAACAAAACAAGCAGAGCAAAGAGAAATAATAGAACAATTACTAGGAATAACACTTCTTTCACAAAAAGCAGACCTTCTAAAAGAAAAACAGAAAACAACCAAACAAATGCTTACAGAAGAAAAATTGAAACTTGATGCAATGATGTCTTCCAATGAAAAAATACAGGAGTCAATTGAGAGTTTGAAAATAAGATCAAATGCATGGATAAAGCAGAAAGATGACGATGTAGCCAATTTCAAAGATGCAATAGCAGAACTTGAAAAAGTTGATATCAAAAAAGAATTAGAAGCACACAAAAAATTACAGACACACAACGAAATGCAGACAGCACTGCGTGGTCTAGAAAAAGAAAAAGCATATCACGAAAACAGTTTGACTAAAGCAGAAAGCAACGTTGAAAAAACAAGAGCAGATCTACAATTTTCAGAACAACAAAAATGTCCAACATGCGAACAGGAACTGCACGACGACAAACACACACATCTGCAGGACAAACTTAAAAAACAACTTACAGAATCTACCGACTACGCTACACAACTACAAAACGATCTTGCAAAAATACAACAGGGCATAGACGAGATAGGCGATATAGGACAAATACCCGATACGTACTACGACACAATAGACGAGGCATACAACCACAAAGGATCACTGCAAGATCTAAAAAGACAGTTGGACAGAACGGAAAAACAACAGAACACCTATGCAGAACAGATAGAAGAACTAGAGAAAAAAGCCATACAAAAAATTGATTATGAAAAGGCAAACGAATTGGAAGATCTACATAGACACCAAGACTTCCTTTACAAATTATTAACTGCAAAAGACAGTTTTATAAGAACAAGGATTATAGAACAAAACTTAACCTACCTAAACCAAAGACTAGCATTCTTCTTGGGCAAAGTAAAATTGCCACACACAGTTACATTCCAAGCAGACCTAAGTGTGCGTATTGAGGAACTAGGCAGAGAACTAGATTTTGACAATCTGAGCAGAGGTGAAAGAAACAGGCTAATACTCAGCATGAGTTGGGCATTCAGAGATGTATGGGAAAGTTTATATCAACAGATCAACTTGCTCTTTATTGACGAACTTATAGATGCAGGTATGGATGTATCCGGAGTTGAAAGTTCTATGGCAGTCCTTAAAGACATGTCGAGAACACAGAAGAAAAATATATTCCTTATATCACACAAAGACGAATTAGTAAGCAGAGTTAATTCTGTATTAAAAGTGGTAAAAGAAAATGGCTTCACAAACTACGCAAATGACGTAGAAATTATAGTTTAATTTTTCCTAAAATTTCTCCAACAGAATACAACTTACCAGATTTATCTTTTACTACGTAAAAAAACATAGTGGGAGTAAGATCTAATTTTTTACAAATTTGTTCGACAACATCGCCATACTTTTCCCAACCATAATCTCTGGGCAAATTGTCCATTAAAAAAGCACCAAAAGATGTTGTTAATTCTGGATATTTCTTTTGAGCACTAATAAGTGTGCAGGAGTCCATAGATCTTTGCCTGGACCAACGCAAACCTATTCTGTTCCATGAAAAATTATATTTGGATATGCTCATTGCAAAAGATTTTATGTTTGGATGATCAAAGTTTAGATTGAATCCCTTTGCGGCTGTTACCCACGCACAATCAACATGAATATCAATGCTCTTTTGTTCACACTCCTTCAAAACTGCTTCCCAGTCAGGTCTATCACCATAAAAATAATTTGGCAATGACACAATCAAAGGAACGTTGGGTTTTAGTTCGCCCGGCTTTGTAGGTTGTTTGCCCATTAGAGAATAGTAGGCATATTCCTTATCCAGGATTTGAATTTCCCATTTACGTTTGCTTACAAGACTTTCTATGAAGTGTGTGCAACCCATTATGATATCAACACAGGGAAATTTTTCAATACCTTGTAAATTGTTCACCTTTGTACCCAAGAACCAAGCAGAGGCTTTTTCCACAAACTCTTCATGTCCGATTGGTTTTTGTTCTTCGGTATACCATTTTGTTTTGAGATCATAGAGAAAATTATCTTCGAGAGCCTTCAGTTGTACCGAATTAAGATCGGTAATTTTAATTTTTTCTATATCTAACATATCTTTACCAAAAAAAACATTTGACAAACCACTTCTTTAGTGCTTAAATTACACATATGTTAATTAATTATATCGTACGACAATAGGAAGGAAAAAACATATGTCACAAACACATGAACAGATCATGACAGAAATACAAACTTATTCAGAAGAAAATGGAAAGTTCGTAGACAAGGGCGTAAAGGCTTCTGCAACAAGAGCCAGAAAAGCACTTGCTAATCTTTCAAAATTGATCAAAGCAAGAAGAAAAGAAATTCAAGAAGTTAAAAACGCGGCAAAAACTGCGTAACGATTTTTGGATTTGCAAAACCAAAATGCCCTCGGCTAGGATTAGTCGGGGGTTTTTTATTCGAACCTAGCAAATATACTTTTACGTTCTCCGGAAACAACAGGTCCAGACATTCCATGATACGAAGGACCGGCATTGAATAAGCAATAACCAAAATTGCTTTTGTATTTTGCACTGTCATACATCACATAGTCCTCACCATCTTTTTCCCATAAAACCGTAGGAGGTTGATCCTCATCATTTAGATATATCTGTAATTGCATCTGATAATCACCATCTATGTGTGGGACTATCTGATAGCCTTGTGTGTCAAACCACATGTCTGTGGTTTTTGGCCGTAATGATTCGCAATGAAATTGTTCCTTTAATGCATTAATAATCTTGGACGAATGGAAAAATATCTGCAACATTTTTGATGAAGGTTCATTGTAGTCTACCCTTCTTCTGTTTTGATCTTCCTGCCATTGTAACAACGATAGTTTTACTTCATTGCTTTTGACTTCTTGCAAATCTTTTAGAAATAAAGGGTCAAAAAAATTTTCGTAAATCTGATATCTTACCCCTTTATGTTCTCTGACAGGTGTGTTCCTTATAGTTTGCTCTACGAAGTCTACGCTTTGTTTGAAGTTTTCTGTGATCACTTGTATTCCTTTTCTAATCCGACCGGGCGTGTTGGAAAGTAATCTTGTTTTCCACCAAGTCTACGCACATCTGTGCTCATGCAATGGAATCCGGCGTCCCAAAATCCTCTGGTTGGGTGATCAATTAGGTGAGGTGTGATTCCTTCCTTGTGCAGTATTTCTAATATTGTATCATCCTCACAAAAACATATAACGTTTTTTTCGTCTATAACCAAACAGTTTACGTCAAATATAGTTTCGGTAGAATCTCCTGTCCAATGTCTCACCTTGTCCATTATGTGTTTGTTAAACACAGGAGAGTGATAAAAATTATCAGGAATCCACCATTTATGGAACTCCGGCATCACTTTGGATTTCTTTGCATTTTCTAATCTTTGTATTGTAACATCGGGTAACCAATGCACACGCCACCCAGGGAACGTTTGGTCGTATATTTCCTTCTCTCCGTAGTGTGTTGATATTATCACTCCCTCCTTTACCGGACAGAATACACCGTCTGCGTGTCCCCCAAAGTGTAGTAAATGCCTCCTATACCCTTCTCCTAAATTTTTAAATCCTTCTGTGCAATTTCTTAATTGCCTTGGAGAATTTTGCTCGAGGGCGACATCGTAGTACAGATCATGCCCCATCCTGACGACCTCTCCATACCCTACCCAAGCATACGGTTTGCTACGGTCTACCATGTGTACGTTCTCACCTTTGCTTTGATATTCTTCTATGACCTTTTTGTATGGATTGATCTTCCACCCATGATCCAAGAAATAAAGTGTGTCAGAAAGGCACATAGCAAAGTCTCGAGGAGACATAGGAGGTTTTATCAGCATGTCATTCTTGTCTCTGTAATTGCTGGAATCTGTGTCGAACTCGGGTTTCCGCACAATGACATTATGGTCAACAAGCACCTTTTCCATCTTGGATAGTGTTGCCATTGTGTCCTCTGTTAGCCTATGAAAACATTCTTGCAGTTGTGTGTCGAGGTTGTCATAGAATCCAACGGGATATGGTGATCCCAACCACACCTCTTGTAGAGGTTGAAAATCTGTATGGCAATCAATTATCATTTTAAGATTCCTTTGCCATGTACACGCACCCTGATATGACCATTGTAATAATCGTTAGACTCAAGTACTTTTCTAGCAAACTGTTCCCTGGCCTCAATGTAGGACAGTTGAGCCTTTGACCTACAGTAGAATAATATTTCACGAGTAAATTTTTCTTTTCCTAATTTTAAAATATCCAATGTCAGTTCGTCACTTGATCCATAATATTCACGCCAGTCGGAATCTACACTGAACCGTCTCTTGTTTTTCCTGCCCTTTAAAGGAGGCCTGCTACGCTTGAAACGTGCCAACTTCTTTCCTATGTACATCCTACCATTAGTTGTATTTGTGATTTGGTAAACAAAACCTACAACTCCTTCTGGTAATTCATCAACTTCTTTTTGCTCGTAAATCCACATTGCCAATATTTAAAGCCAAAAAGATTGACCTTAAAATAAAACTCATATAAACAAGTGCGATAGGCACACAAACAACTCTTAAAAAATCTCAAAGGCAAACATAGCATCCATGAAGTGAGCACGGAAATGCGGCAGAAATGCGACAGGTGAATCCGTTGATGCAAATGGCAAAAATGATCGGGGCTCTGAGAAAAAGCAACCCCAGGTCTATCATAGATTATTATACAAAGATATGATAGGCTCGCGTTGGATGAATAAGCGAATGGGTACAGCACAACCGCCCAGTTAAGACAGCATTGTATGATGACTGCGAACTCACCACAGGGTTCAAGTCGGTTCGGCTAGAAATAGCCGAATTGTGACTGCTCATCTACCACAGGGGACGCAAAATTACGCGAAGCGTAATTAAAAAAATAAACGAGCGTAAGCGAAGTTTCAGATGGCGTAAGCCGGCTGTTGAATCTCATTAAGTATTAACACCATGCAGATGCTATTCGACCACACGTTCGGCAAACAGGAACAACAGGACCTTGTTGTGGCCAAACCCATGTGCATATTCGAACCGGACGAGGAACAGGGTGCCATAGATCACGGATGGCTGGCGCTGGACGAGCCGGTGCACGGCAAGGAGGTGTTCTACCAATCACGTGTGACCCGGATAAACATGCGGAAATACCGTCCCAGGTTCCGTGAACACAAACTCAACGGCAAACAGATACAGTACAAGATAATCGAGGCCTCCGACATGGTGAGGCTGTTGGGACTGCCGCACATATACGAACGATACATGAAACGCAAAAAATTTGGCGCGGACTACACACCGTTCCGTCACCATCATGCACGTGACAGGTTCATGGTGTTCTACACCGGCACCGCTGACAACATAGTGGGTTTCACCAAACAGAAGTTGTACAGCGCCGAGGACCAGGACTACCAACAGATCGGCGATCCGCACGTGGAGTACTCGGGAGTGGAGAGTTGCATACACGCCAACATAGCACCCATAGGCGCAATGACGCTGGACCTCGAACTGCAATGGGCCAGGGAAAACTACGTGCCGTTCTACTACCTGGGTTCCGGCTACGAGCGGTCGTCGGAGTACAAGGCGTCGTGGCGTGGATTCGAATGGTGGACGGGAGTGGAGTGGACCAACAATCGCAGGATGTACAAGCGACTGTGCAGGCGAGATTCCAAACTGACTACGTTTTCCGAGCTCGGAAACCTTTCACTGATTCCAGATAAGAACTAGACCAATTCTTGTAGTAGGGTCCTGACTCCAACATTTTTGAAAACTTGTTCAACTTGCTCAGGCTCTGCACCAGGAAGAGTGTGTAATGCCCGTTGTTGAGTTTGACCTGCTTGACGTGTTCGTCTATGTCGGGATGATCCTCCAGTATCACGACATCACGTGACATCTGCTTCTCGTTGAACCATTCTTCCGCCATGCTGATGGTCTGCTGGGCAGTGAACGTGTCCTGTTCACATATGATGCACAGCACATCTTTCTCTGTGCTGTCGAACGTGCATATGTGCCTGTACACCTGTCGCCAGTCTGCGTCGCGAGGCACTTCCACGAACTCCACCTTGTCATCTATTATGGCCTTCTGTGCAAACGGACAAGGCGGTAGGTTGCCGAACACCGGATTGGGTTTGGTTACGAAATCCTTAATCCAGTTCTTTATCGTCTGTGTGGGGTTCTGTTTTTTCTGTTGAGTCATCAGTCAGTGATTTGATCCTTTCCAGTGCCTGTTCAAGCAGTCGTTCTTTGGTCTCCAGTTTGGCCTCGAGATCTGCCATTTTCTTGTTCTGCTCACCTATCTTGTGTCCCATGCTCTGCACGTCGTCGGTGGCGTGTTCCAATTTGATCATGACCTGACGCATACGACTCTCCTTGGACTTGCATTTCGCCAAGGCATCATCACGGTCCTGCGTAAGTTCCTTGATGTTTTCTTTAAGTTCTCGAACTAGATCTCGTTCTGACATAATGTTCTGTAATTATCTGCTTTTTCAAACACCATTATAGTATACTATATTCTAAAAGAAAGGTTGACCTGTTTTCTTGGTAGTATCCATGTTTTCTTTTACCAGTTGCGACACGATCTGACGTTCCTCAGGCGAAAGATTCAAGGCTTCTTGCCAATTCATTCCGCCCCTCATGAACCAGCATATCTTCATTATTTCAAGTTTGAGATTTTTTGAGGCATTTTCGAAATCTTTAAGGTATTTTATAATGTCAGAATCCGACTTTGAAAGTAACGCTATCCGAAAAAATTTGCAGTATCAAATGTAACAGGAACCTCATACGAGGCAGGTACACCCTTCTTAATCTGTTCTTCCGTTGCCTTAACTTGTAATGGCTTCATTGAACATTGTGATCTTAATTCTCCTAAAACAATTTCTATCTCTTTTGTGATCTTCGTGTCACAGTTTGATATGAAATCAAATATCTGTTTACCATCTTTGACTGTTTGTCCTTCAGGTGTGGTTATCTCTGCTATACTGTCGATCAGTAATTCGACATTTATGTTTTGCATTTTTCTATAACTTTCTGCAAACCTTTCTGACTTCTGTGCTTCTGTCAATCCACTTTCTGCCACGTTCGAATATATCTTCTGTTGTTCGAACTGTGCCACTTGTATCTTACTCAGTTTGTCATAGGTAAGTGGATCAATCTTAATTTTAAATCCTGATTTTGTAGTGGCGTAATCCTGTGGATCTATGTTTGATACACCTTCGAGCATAGCCGGTAAGTTGACAGTGGTCGATGCTGATTGGTTTATTTCAGGCACTACATAAGTGATGTCCATTGTTTCGCCATATGTGGCAATCCTTATGGCCAAAAGCACTGTGTCTGTGTCGTAGTTGACCATTTTCCACGGATTCTTAATATTTGGCACACACGATTTAATCACGTCGACTGTCGCCTGTCCGTTCATCATTGCATCAGGTGTTTTAAATGCTAATTCGTCCTTGGCAGTCATGGGCAGTATAGGTATCTCACCTGTCTCAGAAGGTGTGAATACATCCGGAGAGTAGTATTTGCCCTTGCTGGGTAGTTTGATGTACACCTGCGGTTGACGGTAGTACTTGCCTAGTGGGTTTGTGTTTTCTGTCATTTCTTTATCCTATAAATATACACTAATTGCATGTGAGTGTCAATATTTATATGCGTAGAAAAAGGTAGGATTTAAAACCGTATGGCCGACATTGATGACGATCTAAGAAAGATACTGGAAGGTGCTGGTAAAGACATCACCAAGATAAGGGAGGCCCTTCAGGGTAGTAGTAAGGCTTTGATCAAAAATACAGACACAGCCAAGAAGCAAGAGGCAGTTGTAAAAGAATTAATCAAGCGTAATGAAAAGTTAAGGGACCATCTCAAAGCCAATAACGTGTTGACGGAAGAGCAAAACGAAGTTATAGACGACAACATTAAAGTAATCAAAAAACACAGCGACGAGACCAAGAGAGCATCAAAGGGTGTTTTCAGTTTCAAAAAAATTCTCGTAGAGATTGGTAAATTTTTCTTAAAGACTGCTATGGCAGTTGCAAAGACAGGTGTTGAATTTGCCAAGACGTCCTCAAACATCAAAACTTTCGGTGATGCCTTAGATGCCGGACTGGACGAAATTCCAGGTATAGGCAGAATAATGAGTGTGTTCGGCAAGGAGTTGGATGACCAAACAATGATGTTCAAGGGTCTTGCACAGTCAGGTGCCACTTTTGGAAGTTCGCTGACCACCATGGGCAACTTCGCATATGAGTCAGGACTGTCGTTGGTGAATTTTCAGAAACTGATACAGGACAACTCAACAACTTTAGCAAAACTGTTTGGTTCGGTGAATGCAGGAATACCTCAGATCACAGGACTTGCCAGAGAACTGAAAAGATTCACAATGGAAGAACTGTCCGGATTTGGTATCACAATGGAAGAGACCACAGAGTTCTTGACCACTTTTGCTGAAATAGAGAGGGCAAGGGGTCGAGCGGGACAACTTACACAGGCAACACTTCTAGCAGGCACTAAGGAGTATGCTAAAAATTTAACGACATTGAGCAGACTGACCGGTGAAAGTGTACGAGAACTTGACAAGAGAAACAGACAACTGGCGGCGGACGGTGTGTTTGCGGCCAAAATGGCACAGATGGACGCGGACCAACAACAGAGAGTACTTGCGGCCCTTAAACTATTGCCAGATTCGGCAAAGCAGGCGGCAAAAGAATTCATAGGTTTAGGTGTACCGATAGGAGATCTAGGTAAAGGTCTATCTGTGTTCTCAGGCGGTAAGTTCGAAGAAGCACTATTGGGATTCACTAGAAGGTCAGGCAAGTTCACTGAGGAGGAGTTGTTACGTCTAGACGGTGTATTCAAATCGATAGGTACCACAGGCATACAGGGTGGTGATGCAATAGCAAGTGCGGCCTTGGCTGGAAACGATTTAGCGGCACAAACATTGAACGTGTTCAGCGAGATGGCGGGTCAACAGGCAGACATGGCATCATTCCAACAGAAAAGTCTAGAAGCACAAGAAGGCAACACCAAGAAATTGGTTGCTGTGGGTGATCAACTAGAACTGGTACAGGCAGAACTACAGAGTGTTAACATAAACTTGATCAAGGGATTGGTCATTGACGAGGGAAGTATAGGTGGCAAGGCCATAAGTGCCTTCGTCGACGGTGAAACCGACATATCAAAAGCACTGGCAGACCAACTAAAAAGTATTACAAATACAGTATTAGGAAAAGGCAGAAAAGAAGATGGCATCATCGACATGAACGAGAACGACGGTTTTGGGCCACAAGCATTTAACGGCACTCCGGGGTTCCAAGACTTTGGGTCTGGAACACGGGCAACACTGCACGGATCAGAGATGGTACTGCCCGAGAGAAATGTTGGCGAATTGGCCAAACAGTTGGCCATGGCAATTAATTCAATGCCGACTACAGATACCACAGCAACAACGAGTCCGTCGGCGTCTAGCACCGTGTCGGCGCCAAATAACCAGAATCAGGTGTTCACACAACTGGCAGATTCCAACGAAAGGATAGCAAACCACTTAAATACGCTAATAACAATAGGATCAATGACGGAAAAAAATACAAAAGAAACCAAAATTGCTGTTGCAAATTCAACTGGTTCTCTAGTATAATAAAGTATGGCTTGGAAAAAATATTTTAAAGACGCAAACATGTCGCCCATAAGTGGTGAGAAAGTTCCCAACTTCGCGAAAAGGAACTACTCATCTTATCTACCCGATGTTTACACAGGACATCCTAACAGGATACAGAGATACTTCCAGTATGACCAAATGGATTCAGACTCTGAAATAAATGCGGCGCTGGACATACTTGCAGAATTTTCAACACAGAAGAACACCGAGAACGAAACACCATTTGATCTTGTGTTCAAAGATGAAACAACAGAACACGAAGTAAAACTTCTTAAGAAGGCTTTGCAACAATGGACAAGATCAAACATGTTCAACAAAAGAATTTTCAGGATATTCAGGAACGCACTGAAATATGGAGACTGTTTCTTTGTCAGAGATCCAGAAACAATGAAATGGCTGTATGTTGACAACGCAAAAGTTGACAGGATTGTTGTAAATGAATCCGAAGGCAAGAAACCTGAACAATATGTAATCAGAGATATAAATCCAAACCTACAGAGATTAAGTGCGACACAGATCACACCTAACCAAACATATGGTGGTGGCGGAACCACTGGCGGTGGAACAGCGGCATATGGTTCAAGTTATGCGAACGCCGGTGCTACAAACAACATGTCAGGCTTTGCAGGCGGAAACGCAGGTGGAAGATTCTACAAAACAATGAATGCGTACAACATAAATGCAGAACACGTCATTCATATGTCAATGTCAGATGGCTTGGACAACCTATTCCCATTTGGACAGTCAGTATTGGAACAAGTTTTCAAAGTTTACAAACAAAAAGAATTATTAGAAGACGCAATTATAATTTACAGGGTACAGAGAGCACCTGAAAGAAGAGTATTCTACATAGACGTGGGTAACATGCCTACACACTTGGCCATGCAATTCGTTGAGAGAGTCAAGAACGAGATCAACCAGAGAAGAATTCCTAGTGCATCAGGTGGTGCAAACTTTATAGACGCAACCTACAACCCGATGTCCATTAACGAAGATTACTTCTTCCCACAGACAGCAGAAGGTAGAGGATCTAAAGTTGACACATTACCTGGTGGTACTAACCTTGGCGAGATAGATGATTTGAGATATTTCACAAACAAACTGTTCAGAGGACTGAGAATTCCAAGTTCTTACTTGCCTACTGGTGCAGAAGATGGTCAGCAACAGTACAACGACGGCAGAGTTGGTACTGCTTACATACAAGAATTAAGATTCAACAAATATTGTGCAAGATTACAAAGCATGTTGGCACAAACTTTCGACGAAGAATTCAAACTATGGATAAAAACAAAAGGCTATAACATTGATAATGGCATGTTCGAACTAAAATTGAATCCTCCACAGAACTTTGCACAGTACAGACAAACTGAAATGGACCAAGCAAGGGTAAACACATTCACAGCAGTGGCAGAACTGCCATATATGTCAAAAAGATTTGCATTGAAAAGATATCTTGGACTTACTGAAGAGGAAATGGCAAGGAATGCTGACCTTTGGGCAGAAGAAAACAA